GGACCCTGCACTTTGCAACAGAAACGTCGACCGGCGGCTACACCGTAGAGATCTGGCTCACCGGCTACCACTACCCCACTCTTGCCGAACTGCTGACCGAGACCCAGGCCGCGCAGGCGGACACGGATGCCCTGGCGGTAGATCATGAATACCGCGTCGCCATGCTGGAACTGGGGCTGACCGACGACACCACCACTGACACCACCACATAAGGAGGTAAACCTATGTTGTATCGTACCTGTAAACGCCTGATCGAGCGCGGCCAGACCGCTGGCCTTGCGGAAAAAATTGATGTTTTTTACGCCCTCGGCCGCATCACCGAGGCCGAGTACAAAGAGCTGACCGAGCTGCTGGCCCAGCAGGAGACCACCCATGGCGCTTAATGCCTACTCTTGGGCCCGGGAGGGTGATCGCAATAAACAACACATTTTTGACCGCACTTTTTAACTTTTTGAGCCGGTTCTTTGCCGCTTTGGCGGAAGAACAGGCAGAACAGGAGGACACGATGGCATCTGTGACCGAGTGGACGGGAGCACCGCCCTACCGCTACATCGACGTAAGCCGGTATCAGGGCAGCATTACACCGGAGGGCTGGAAGAAGGTCAAGGCCGCTGGCTATCAGGGTGTCATGCTCAAGACCGTCAGCACAAACCGCAGGCTCTCCAAGCGAGCAGACGGCCTGTACATCGACCCGACCTTTGAAGCGAACTATCGCAACGCAAAGGCGGCAGGTCTGGCGGTGGGCGTGTATTACTACACCTACGCCACCAGCGAGGCGATGGCCGATGCAGAACTTTCCCTGCTGGCTGACGCCCTGCGTGGCAAGACACTGGAAATGCCTGTGGCAGTGGACGTGGAGGACAACAAATTCAGGGTTCTTGGCAAGCAGGCGCTGACCGACCTGACAGCCTACGCCCTGAAAAAGGTGGAGGACATGGGCTTTTATGCCCAGCTCTATACCTACACCAGCTTTGCTAAAACACGCCTGTATATGGGCGGTGCTGCTCTCAGCCCCTACGACGTGTGGCTGGCCGACTACACAGGAAAGACACCTGCTGTGACCTTTGCCTACAACACCCACCAGCACACCAGTAAGGGCAGCGTGCCTGGTATCTCCGGCAACGTAGATCTCAACGTCACTACCCTCAACTACCCCCGTATCATCAGCAAGAAGGGTCTGACCCGTCTCCTGGAGGGTAAATGACCGAAAAAGAAGCTTTACTGTGGGTGCTTGGCATTCTGGGCAGCCTGTGCGCTGCGGCCATCACCATCGACAAGGTGCTGGAAATCATTCACAAGTACATCAAAAATGCGCAGGAGCCGGACAACGCGCAGAACAAGCGCATTGACACCATTGAAAAGCGGCTGGCTGCGGTAGAAACCGTTTCCACGCAGCACGCCGCGGCCCTTAGACGCGATTTGACGCGATTTGACGGCATTGATGAAGAAATGCGTCTCGTCCTTGTTGGCGTGCAGAATCTTTTGGATGCACAACTTTCCGGCAACAACCGCGAAGGTATGCAAAAAAGCAAATCCGATATTAACAACTACCTGCTGAAAGGAGTAACAAATCATGGAAGCAATGCTTAACTTTATCCCTACCCCCGTCGCCCTGGTACTGATGTTCATTGGCTTTGCCGCGCTGGCCGTTGGTGCCATCCGGCTGGGCTACAAGCAGTACGTCAATCAGTGGGCACTGGAGCTCGTAACCATCGCTGAGGACAGCGTCATGGGCAGCGGTCAGGGCGCAAAGAAAAAGGCACAGGTCTTTGCCGCGCTGCGCGGCGCACTGCCGGACTGGCTGAAGCCTTTCATCACCGATGAAGTACTGGACAGCGTGATCGAAAAGGCCGTCAGCGTGATGAAAAAGGCACTGGAAAGCAAGAAGCCTACCATCAACAAGGGGTAATTTATGATCGAGCAAAGCGTATCTCTCGCATCCAATGGCGTCGTCAAAGTGCCGGGCTATGAGCAGCTGGTGCGCTTTGGCTACACCAAGAACCGGGGCGTGTACCGCCTCGCCGTCACCGCTTCCGGTGAGTGGGAAGGGCTGGCTATCCGCTGCTTCTGGCACGTTCCGGACGGCAAAGACCAGCCCTCCTCGCTGGTGGTGGACGGCTATGTGAACGTGCCTGCCGGCGTGACCGCACAGCCGGGCAGCGGCTGTATCACTTTTGAGGGCAGCGACGGTGCCAAGACCGTGACCAGCGCTGACCTGCGCTACCGGGTGGCCGCAAACTCCGGCACGGAGGACGGCACAGAGCCGGAACCGGGAACGCCTGCATGGCAGCAGCTGGTGGATGCCGTGCACACCGATGCCACCGCCGCAGAGCAGGCTAAGACCGATGCACAGACGGCAGCACAGCAGGCCGGGGCATCTGCCCAAAAGGCCGGGAAGGCCCTTTCTGACACCATCGCCGCCAAAGAGGACGCGCTGAAAGCCATCGGTGACAAGCAGACCGCCGCCACGCAGGCTGTGGACACAGCCCGGGACAAGGCCCTCAAGCAGGTGAAAGCCTCTACAGAAGCCGCCCAGACCGCTGCCAGCGAAGCGGCCACCAGTGCAGGCAGTGCCAGCCAGAGCGCTCAGGAAGCCGCTGACAGCCTGCAGGAGCTGAAGGACGGCATTGCCGCTGGTAACTTCAAAGGCGAGCCCGGCAATGACGGAAAATCCCCAGTCGTGACTGTAACTGACATCGAAAATGGCCATCGTGTCAGCATCACCGACAAAGACGGTACAAAAACAATCGATGTCTTAAATGGTCAAACCGGCAAAACCGGTGCAACGCCTGTTCTGACGATTGGTACGGTGTCCAGCGGAGACAAGCCTTCCGCCGACATTACCGGCACGCCTGAAAATCCGGTGCTTAACCTGAGGCTGCAACCCGGGCCTCAAGGCCCTGCCGTAGCACTGGACACCACCCTCACCCACGAGGGCGAAGCCGCTGACGCAAAAGCCACGGGTGACGCGATCAGCGCAGTAAAGGCGCGGCAGAACATCATTGTTGGCAGTGAAACGGGAAACCCGCTCAGCGTTGACGACGCTTTTCCTGCGCCCTTGTGCGGCCTGACCGTGTACGGTAAGATCACGCAGGACGGTACACCCACGCCGGATGCACCTGTGCCTATCGTGAGCGCTGGTGACAGTGGGAGCGTGGCGGTGACATTGAGCGATGGGAACGGCAAAACGCAAACTCTCACCCTTCCCACTCCCAATGGTTTACCCGGCATCCCTGTCACCTCTGGCGGCAACTACACTGACTCTGGCGGGCAACGGTGGGTTTGCGACGAGGTGGACTTGGAGAGAGGGGTAAAAGTGCAGAGGGTACGCATAAAAGCACTGAGCCCAGATATCGCGTGGTCGTACCGCAAAACAAATAGGGGGAACAACAACTTCCAAACGCGCATTTATAATGCAGATGTAGCCACTATCGGAAAGCCGTGTTTTTGCAACATACTGCATTATACAAACAATTCGTGGGATGATATTCCGCAGAATTTGCCTAAGGTATATGCAAACGATCAAGAGATTACTATCAGCTTTCCGCCAAACTCGGAATACTCGTCGCTCGAAGTCTTTAAGCAGTTGCTGACGAATGTGAAATCCGTTATTTACTACGTCCTCGCCACCCCCATCGAAACTCCGCTCACCCCTGCTGAAATCGCCGCCTACAAAGCCCTCACCGCTTACGGCCCTGACACGGTGGTGTATGCGGGTGACGGTGCGGGGGTCAAGCTGGGGTATCAGAGGGACGTGAACATCGCAATCAAAAAGTTGGAGGACGCAGTAGCGTCCATGACAACGACATAAGGAGGTACACATGGCTATCAAAAGCAAAGCACGGCATGACCTGACCCTGCGCTCCATCAAACGTGAGATTTCTGCAGGGCGCGACGTGGCATACTGGCTGGACAAGGCGTACACCCATCTGGACAGCGGATTGTTGGACGCCGACGACATCGCAGAGGTGGAAGCTCTGGCGCAGGCGTACTACGATGCGCTGGACGCTAAGGACAAGGCAGACGCTGAGGAAATCACACTGTAAGGAGGCATAACACATGGATTTGAAAAACACTACCGAAATGATGCTCAGCAGCGATTACAAGGAGCGTTTTCGCGCGGAGTATTACCAGACAAAAATCCGCTATGAAAAGCTGCACCGCATGACTATCCAGTACGAGGCCGGAACTTTGAGCTTTACGCCGTCCTGCTCTTTGGCTCTTTTGAAAGAGCAAAAAGCGGCTATGGGGAATTATCTCCATGCGCTCGAAGTCCGTGCAGAAATCGAAAACGTTGATTTAAGCATGAGTTGATGGGAGGATAGCATGGCAAGCACTACATACGAGCATTTTGTTGACACCAACAAAATGTACGCCATACAAAGACGTTTTCGTGACTTTACGAAAACATTCTGCGATTTTGTTAAGGTCAACAAAATCGACCATCTCGGTAACGTCACCGAGATGTACGCCGCACAAGAGCAATTTCGGCACGTCACGAAAATGGTCTGCGCACGTCTTCGTGGCCTCACGAAAACATGTCATCTCGGCAATGCCAACAAAATGGTGACAAAATGTCACCGTTTTGCCAGCATTGGCACTATGGTGCGCAACGCCGGACAGCTGCCGCAACCTTTCTGGCTCGGTGTTGCCCGTGGCGGCGGCTCGTGTAGTGCTGCCCCCTGCGCTGCAAGGACTTGACCGACAGAGGATGATCACCGCCATCAAAAGCGCACCGCTTGGGAGGGTTGACCGTAAGATAGCCTTACTGCGGTACGTTGAGCGGCTTCCGCTGCCGGACATTGCAGCGCAGACACATTACAGCCGGACGGCAATCAGCTACCGGCTGAAAGGCATTGAAAAAATGCTGGATGTGTGATATACTATTTGTACCGTCCGAAGTAGCGTACACACACTTCGGAGAAAATGTGTACAGAGAGCCAGCGGAAGAACGTTTACCCGCTGGCTTTTCTTTTTGCACGAATTGTGGTATAATAATCTCAACAAATCCTCCCGGCCTCTCGGAGAAGCGCATTAGGGTGGATATTTGCCAGCTAGCCCAGTGCTTTATCTGGGAATGAAAAAAGCGGTTGCCAGATAGGTGCCGACCAGTCTCCCGCGCGCCTACTGGCAGTGCGTATCATGCGGGAGACGATTTTATATGAATTATGGCAAATAAAATATATCACTTTTTGTCCCGTGTTTTGTTCGCTCTGATTATTTTTGGGGCGACATCAAGCGTTCTAAAAACCGTCCTTCCGTTTTGGCATAGCTCGGTTTTGGGCGTGGCATTATCCGTGTATGCGTCTTTGCATTATGTGCCATACGATTTATGATTTGAAAGGCTACGGCCTTTGTAGAAAGCGGCATTGCCTACGGGCAGTTCCGCTCTTGATTTTTTGCCTTATTTGCACTAGTTTTGTCGAAACTCTTGCCGTGCAAACTAAAACGTGATATTTTATTCTTGCTTCCAAAGTGAAACCCTTAACAGTTAAGCGCTCATGCGGATTTTTCCGTGTTGGCGCTTTTCTTTTTTTGCCCTTCGTTTGACGTTCGTTGTCTTTCGTTTTTTTCCGATGCGGTACACTGGATGCAATAGGAGGGATGTATTATGAGCTATTACCCGACACCCGGAGCGCCTTACGTTCCGCAGCAGCCTGTCAATCCTTACGGCGGCATGGGAACAGTTGGGCTTGCCACTCCCCTACCGAACGCGCAGATGCAACAGGCACAACCGCAGCGTCCGCAGCCGATGAATGGGCAGCAGCCTGTTCAGCAGTCGGCACAGGACGGCGGTTGGCTGCTTGGCAGACCTGTTTCCAGCAGGGAAGAATTTCTGGCAATACCGTCTGACCTGTACGGCAGACCGACCTACTGCCCAGACTTGCGCAGTGGTGTGATCTACTGCAAGCGTCTCAACCCAGACACCTGCGAATCCTATGTGCAGGAGTTCTACAGCCCGGAAGCATGGCGGCAGATGCAAGCACAACAGGCACAGCAGACCGCTGCACCGACACAGCAGTATGTGCCCATTGAGCAGTACAACGCCCTCGTCCACCGTCTGGATGAGCTGGAAAAGTGGCAGAAGAGCTTCTCTAAGCCAGCTGCCGCAGCAAAGAAAGGAGAATAACAATGTCCTCTCCGTTTGATATGATTACTCACAGCCCTATTATGCAGCTGGCAAATCTGGCTCGTGCCGGGCAGAACCCGATGGGGCTTATCCAGCAGCTGGGTGGGCAGAGCGCACCCATCATGCAGGGCTTGAACCTGATTCAGGGCAAAAACGAAGCGCAGCTCCGAACGATGGCGCAGAACTTAGCCAAAGAGCGTGGCATCGATTTAAACCAGTTGGCAAGCGCCCTGAATCTGACGCTGCCCCGATAACGCATCCCTCTAAGCGAAACGCTTCTCAGTTTTGCGGACTTGACAAAAACCGCTTTTGTTTGGCTTCGCCCATCGCATACGGCGGTGGGATAGCATAACGCAAAACTGAAAGGAGTTTTGTTATGGACGATTTTGCAACTGGCTATCTGGCTGGGCAGGATGGTGGCAATAACAACGGTGGATTCTTCGGCAACGAAGGTCTGTGGGCGGTTATCATCCTCGCCATCATCTTCGGCTGGGGCACAAACGGCTATGGCCGGAACGGCGGTGACAACGGCATGAACAGCTACATCCCCTATCTGGTCGGCACTGGCGCAACTGGTCAGGGCGGTGCAGACACCCGCGCGGCTCTGTCTGAGGGCTTTTATCAGCAGGATACCTCCCGCTCTCTGGCGGGCATCCAGAGCGGTATCTGCTCTCTTGGCTATGATCAGCTGGCACAGATGAACGGCGTCAACACCAACATCGCAAACGGCTTTGCTGGTGTGAACAGCGCCATCTGTCAGCTTGGCTACCAGAACGCACAGCTCGTGAACGGTCTGGAACGCAGCGTGTCTAACGGCGACAACGCCATCAGCCTTGCCATCATGCAGGAGGGCAACGCACGGCAGGCGGGTCAGACCGCACTTGCCACGCAGCTGGCATCTTGCTGCTGCGAGAACAAGCAGCTGATCGGCGACCTGAAGTACACCATTGCACAGCAGGACTGCGCTACCCGTCAGGCTATCGCAGACAACGCCCGCGCCATCGTGGACAACTGCAACGCCAACTTCCGCAGCATGATGGACTACTTCACGCAGGATAAGATCGCTACTTTGACCGCTGAGAACCAGAGCCTGAAGTTCGCAGCTTCTCAGGATCGTCAGAATGCGCTTTTGACCACCGTGATGTCTCAGCAGACTGATACCATCTTGAACCGGGTCAATCCTCGTCCGATTCCCGCTTATCAGGTGGCAAACCCCAACGTGGGCGTGAACTGTTGCGGCTGCTGCTAACCAACACACTCCCCGATAAAACCGGGTGAACCATCGGGGCAGGGGTAAGACACCTCTGCCCCTGATTTTTTAGGAGGAAAACATTATGGCTTGCAAAACAAGCTGCAAACTCTGCCCGCATCTGGTTCTGAGCCAGTCGGTGACTTTTGCTAATGATACGCTGACCATCAATATCCCTGCTGGCGCATATCAGAACGGAGAGAAGTATTGCATCGTGGTTGCTCAGAGCATCCCGGACACGACCACCATCAACGCCCCTGTGGTCATTACCATCGGCGCAGGCGCGACCGCATACCCTCTGACCGACTGCAACTGCGCTCAGGCAACCGCTGAGAGCATCCACACTCGCACCCGCTACGCTACCCGTGTGGCAACGTCTGCTACTGGCACAGGCACGTTCAAGTATCTTGGCTGCTTCTGTCGTTCCCACGCCGGTGCGCCCGCGTCCATTTCTTAAGGAGGTATAGATTATGGGCAAGACTAATTTTCGCCGCATGATGATGCTCCGTGAACACGACAAAAACCGTGAGCCGGAGCGTGACCGCCTTGAGGAAGAGCGTGACCGCAGGGAGCGCGAACTGGAACGCCGTCTGCGTAAGCTGGAAGGTGGCAACGACCGCTATCCCTATGAGGAGAACCGCTACATCGACCCCTACCCTATCCCCCGCTACCCTGACATAGAAAATGGGCGCAGAATGCCGCAAATCGGCTTCTCGCAGAACGGAGACTGGGATAAACGGTCTGGACAGTACGAACGTGGCGGTGCGGACAGCCGCTCCATCAGGATGCCACGCCAGCACCTCACCCACGATGAAGCGGAGGAATGGTGCGACAGCATGGTGAACGCTGACGGCACCAAAGGCTGTCACTGGACGCTGGAACAGACACAGGACGTGGCCAAACAGCGCAATATCACCTGCGACCCGAACGATTTCTGGGCTGTCATGAACATGATGTACTCGGATTATTGTCAGGTCGCAAAGCGTCAGTCTGTTGACACTCCGGGCTTCTACGCTGACATGGCAAAGGCGTTCCTTGAGGACACGGATGCCGCAGATGGCAAGGCATATCTCTACTGGGATTGCATTGCCGATAAGTAAAACAAAACCCCTGTGCGGTCGTTGTAGCCACACAGGGGTTCTTCTGTTTTAACTTTAGAACTTAGTTTTTTATAGGCTACGCAAAAATTCATACAATTCAACTTTACCATATAGCCAGACAGCATCACCAGACTTTAAATATACTGAGTATATCTCATTCGGATGCTCAAAAATAGAATCGATTTTCTTTGCTACTTTCCGATCAATAAGTACGCTGTTCATAATTACATTACCTTAAATCTCAACTTTTATTGTTATTTCGAATAATGCGATGAAGCGTTTTTGGTATAGTACAATTCCATATCTGCTTTGTACATATCAAGTTGTCTTTTGCAGGACTTCCGTGTTCTTCATCAGCACTTGCAAGATTGCATCGCCCTTCGTGTCGGGCTTGTTCTCCTGCGGGGCAAGGCTGTAATAGCCATCCTTTCGGAGAGACGGAAGAACGTCATCGAAAACCCAACTCTCAAACCTCTCTGCGCCGGGCAACTTGCTGTGGGTGATAAGACGGTAAACATCTCCCTCTGGGATGAAAGTTACCTCAATCATCTTATCTTTTGCTTGCGGGTGAGGTGTACTGCGCTTTACAGTATACCGACAATGGCGTTTTACTGCATCTGGCGCATTAGTATAGCCAAGTGCCTTTGCCACGTCAGAAGCACAGAAAAGAATTTTACCATTTTCTTCAATCGTGCGGAGCTGGCCAAAGGTCTTGTTCTTAAAAACGTGAAGCGCGTTACATCTCTTGTTATCCATCATATCCTCCATATACAACTGTTTAGCATCTTCCATTCCGACCTCATACGCCTTGTAAGTGATTCGAGATAATGCTTCTGCAATCTCATAATCATCCTTGTTGAGCGGACGGCCATTGCTGTTTTGCTTGAAATTTTCGAGAATCTCTTCTTTCGTTGCTGGAATGTTCATTGGCTTTACCACAAAAATCTTTCTTGTAATGCAACTATGAAGATGATATAATGGATTTATCACCCATAATCGCATGGAGTGTAATCCCTTAAACTGCCGGTGACCGCCAAGTTACGAACAGTTTAGGGGATTTTTTATTTTTGATGTTCAAGCCATTGCTGGACAGCTTCACGAACGGCTTCTCCCTTAGAAATGCCGTTTTTTTCGCAATAATCCGAAAGCTGTTTGTCAGTATTCACGTCCAAACGGACGCTTGTACGAACACTGTTTGGGTTTTCCAGCTTTGGTCTTCCCATTTTTGCACTCATGCGTTCACCTCCACTTTTGAGCGCACATTAAGTATACTATTTGTGTGCTTAAAAGTCAATACCTAATACCGGAAGATACAGTTTGCAGGTATATCGTGTTTCACGACACACCTCAATCCTCCAGAAAATCTTCCAATTCAATCTTTCCTTCTGCCGCTACAACTGCCAGAGCGTACACGAACTGTCCAATCGTCATTCCGTGCCGCCTTGCTTCACGGTTGATGTACTTGCGCTCTTCTTCGCTCATAAGGATGGTAATGCGCTTTGAACGCTTGCCGTCACCGCTTGCAACACCCTGATGCGATTCCGGCATCGGGATTTTTTTCTTTATCAAACCAGCTTCGGCTAGTGCGCCGGGAACATCGCCTTGTTCGATAAGACGTTGAACTTCCTTCGCCTGTTTCAGTTTCTTTGGCTTACTTTCGCTTACTATGGCATTGTTCGGCTGTGTTTCGCTGTTTTTGGCTTGCTTCGGCTTAACACTGCTTAATTGTGCTTCATTAGGCTGTGCATGGCTGTCTGTGGCTTCACTTGGCTTAATTGGTGCTTGTTCGGCTTCGCTCGGCTTTGCTTGGCTTACTTCTTCTTCCTTTGGCTCACTTTGGCTTAATGTCTGCTCCGAAAAAATAGGCTGAAAATCAAAGCCGCCAAGCAAGCCTGTGGATTTTTTGCTGGTTGACTTCATTCCTCTTCCTCCCAATCTTCATCAAGGTCAGGAACGGTCGGCAACGGCATCCAGTGAGTTATATTATGCGGCTTTCCGCTTTTGTCCCGCCATTCCTTAAAATCTTCTTCATAGCTTACAATTTCTACATCGTATTCGTCTTTGCTAAACCCGATAACGTATGGGTTTAGTTCATCTGGCATTTTATCTTCTGATTTTGCCCATTGATTATTTGCAAGTTCTTTCTGCCACTTTTTGCAATACTTTTCAGCTAGATACCACTGAGAATGAAACGCCATTTCTTTCTCTTTATCGGAAAGGTCATTAAATGAAAAACCAAAATTGATAACGTAGACTTGCTCCGTGTCATCAACACAAGTTGCATTCAAAAGATGTGGGTAAAAATCGCTCATTTTGCATCCCCCTCTACAATCATCTGCGCCAACGCCTTGAAATCCTCTGCGCTGGTACTCTTTGCCGTGTCACCGCTAAACAGGCTGTGCCGCTCTGCCTGCGCCTTACGAACGCCCATAGACGGTCTAATCTTCACGTCAAGCAGCTTTGTTCCCATGCTCTGTGCAATCACAGGGAGCTGCTCCACAACCTCTTTAGACAGGTTCTCACGGCTCTTGTACTGGTTCAGGAGCAGACCTTCAATCTTCAAAGCCGGATTGAAGTATCTACGAACATCGCCGATGGTCTGCGAAAGCTGGCTCAAACCAGCCAGTGCGTATCGGTCTGCTGTGATGGGTACGATGATGCTGTTGGCGGCGATCAGTGCGTTCACAAGCGCAAGACCAAGCTGCGGGGGAGTGTCCAGCACAATGTAATCGTACCGGCTAGACACGCTTTCAAGGGCTTCTCGCAGCCGAAAGTTCTTGCCCATGTCCCGGACAAGCTGCTCGTCAATGTCCTTCAATGCGTTATCGGACGGCAGAATGTCACCAGCTTCACAGTGCTGGATTCCTTCTTCGACCGTGCCTTGCCGGGTCATCACGTCAAACAGGGTGCATACGTCCTCTGTCTGTGCGCCGTAGGTGTCCGTTGCGTTGCACTGGGCATCGCAGTCCACCAGCAGAACTTTCTTGCCAAGCAACTGCAACGCACCAGCCAGACAGGTGCTTGTTGTGGTCTTTCCTGTGCCGCCCTTCTGGTTGGCGACAGCTATGATTTTTGCCATTTCATCACTCTTTCTTTTATTTTCTATGTCTGATTACTTTTGCAGTGCGTCAATCTCATAAAATGCCGGAAGATACTCTTCAATCGCGCCGTCTTTCTTCAAGCTACCAATCAGATACCGCTTCGGGTAATCAGGCCAAGGGTCACGGTTGGCTGAAAGAATATCTGCACACGCAGCCTTTACAATGTCGTAGACTGCATCTCTCCGCTTTGGTAGCTTGATAGATGGATGCTCTTCCATCATCTTTACCTCAACTACCTTCGCAACCTCGATACACTCTTGAACCGACAGCGCATCGCACACAGACCAGTCGTACCCTTCGTATCCGCTTGTGCGGGGCTTTCTGGCTGCTTTTTTGATTTCCGGCTTGGAATTAGTCGTCTCACAATCAACCTCGCTAGAATCGGCATCTATGACGGGCTGCTTGGATTTGTACCCAAATCGGAACTCAACCGCTACGACCTTTCGCCCTGTGCAAATCTTCTCAAAGTCAACGACGATGTCTGAAACATTGCTGATCTCTTCCACTGCTGGTTCAAGAACTCTGCGGCGTAAAGCCCGGAAGTCGTCATAACTTGCGTCGTTTGCTCCCAAGTGGTCACGCAGCTGCTTCAAACCAATCTTGTTCGATGTTAGAGAGCGATTCATCCAATCTCGAATCATGCTGTACATCAAAATAGACGCTTGCTGTTTCATCCCGATTGTATAGCGCAGACGGTATTTGACGTAGCCGCTTCTTGCAATGTCGAAAAACACAGGCCGCAAGTCAGGATTACAGTTGATTGAAACGTCATAGGACAAGGATTCTCGATTGAACTTGACCTCTGCCTTTGTGAACAGCGGATACATCACATATTCGGTTCCATCTGCATTCAGTGGTACTGAAACCACGTTGCCCAAAAAGTGCTTAACCTGCGACTTCAAGTTCTTTGAATTGAGCTTCAAATCCAGCAGCTTGCAATATTCAGCCAGCGTAAACGACACGTTAGAGCTTTCGGGGTCTCTCGGATTGATACGGCTCAGATAGACCTCAAGCAGCCGAAGCTCGCCTGCTGTGTAGTCCGTAAACTTCGCCCAAACCAATGCCTTACTCTTTTCGACAAGGTTGTTTCCTGTCAACTCTGACATTGCATCACCTCATTTCTTCTACCCTATTATACCACTGTATCGTGTACACGTCAACGATTCTGTACACAATTATTTTTTTCAACAATCGACTTCCATATTCTGTACACGATACTCCACTTTTTGTACACGATACACTCCACTTCTTGTACACATTTCTCCACTTTATGTACACAATGCTCCACTTTTTGTACACGTTCTTACTATATATATAAACAAGAGATAAACAAGAGATAAATAATCATCATCAAATAGTGACGACGATACATTTTCAACAATTTCTTCTCTTCAACGGGCAAATTGTGGAAAACGACAACTCTTTTTGCTGAATAAGAAACGTCCATCAAGCCCTATAACCTACCTGACGGTTTTATCGTGTACAGAAAATGGAGTGCAATCACACCAATAGGGGACGAATTGACAAGTCACGCTTTGATGAACGAAAATTTCACGCAAGTTCGTTAATTACATTTTCAAAAATCCACCATTTACGATTCTATGGGGGACAAAATGACAACCCAAAACCATATTTATAACAGGCCTATTGTGTACAAAAAGTGGAGCACGTCCCCCTGTATACCGTAAAAACTTCGATAATTCGACAATCAGCCAGTTATATTATTGGGATTCACGGTATAAGAATCGTTGGACTTCATGGCTGCTTCCGTTCCAGCGTCCTGTGCCTGATAAAGAATCTCCATCTTTGGGGCGGTTCCGTTCGGGTCTGGGTCTGTTCCGGTAGCTTGTGCCATCTCATAGTTACCGGATGCCATCCGGCAGACAGCAACCCTGTCCTTCAACGGCGTGTGGAGGTTTGCCAGAATCTCCGTTAGCACACCGATGTGGTCTGAGCCGTGATCTCCGTATCGGATGTACAGCAGGGCATCTATCTCATAGGAGGAACACTCCATCATAGCATCTATGAGAATCCGCCGTTTCTCCAGATCGGAAAGGTCGTCTTCCAGGTGTTCCAGCAGCCCTGGATGAATACAAGCGTCCATGTATCGAGCCACCGATACGCCGCAGCAGGTGAACCAGCGCATAGCCATAGGCAGGGAGATGGCTGCCAGACCTTGCTCCCAATTTGCTACCGTGCCACGATTCACGCCCATCCGTGCTGCCAACTTCTGCTGGCTCAAGCCAGAACGCGTTCGAGCTATCTCCAATGCTTTGGCTGTTCTTACCAAATATTCATCCATAAATTCTCACCCTTTCAACAAAATCCAGCAAAACTGCTGGATTCGACAAGCCAAAAAATGGAAAAAGCTGCTATGGAGAACCAACAGCAGCCTGTGTTATAACTGTACCATCGAAAAAATAATCAAAACAGGAGGTAACAACATGATTATCATTGACGGTATGCCCGCATCTGAACCGAACGAAAACAAAACGCCGAAACCGTGGGAGGGTTAGTGTATGAACCAGATTGACACCATGCTCATTCCCTATGCCCGCCAGACCGCCTTAAAGCTGGTCTACAACCTTGCAAACAACAATGCAGATAAGTTTGCTTATGAAGAAGCAAAAAACGTTCTGGAACGCGCCGTAGCCGCCTTGGACGATGGGCGCGACCCGGCAGATAACATCGAACGCATTGACGGACAGCTCGTAGAGCTGTGATTGGAGGAAAGATGGATAGGCGCTGTCCCTTTTGACTTGAACGCTCGTGGTTTCCCCGATGCGAAGTAATGGATGTGAAGAAAACGTTCGATTTTTACGAAGTTGTTAAAAATGCATTGACTTTACAACTGGAAGATGTATAATCGTATCGAATGAACATCCGCACTTACCGATCTGGAGGATATGCCACAATGAGTGAACAGGAAAGAGCCAAGATTGACCGATTTATTGCATGGCTGCTGGAACATCCTGAAAAGATTCCGGCAGCTAAAGAAATAATAACTAACGCATGACAAAACCCCTTGCGCATAAGGCTACCAAAAGCCCGGCGCAAGGGGTTTTATTTGTACCGGGTCAATCCTTACAGACTTTCATCAGTTTTAAGAACCGGCTAGAATCGGAATTTACAGTTTCGCTTCCGTGATGCCCATCTTCATACGTCACATAAAACGTGACGGTGGTTTTAGATTTTGCGGATGCTACGCCGTAAACAGCACCGGGCAATCCAGCAATTGAACCGCCAACAGCGGAACGAAGTGCGGCGCTTCCGGCCTTCTTGCTTTCACCAGAGCCTACAATCTTTGCGGACACAGGTGTTTCGTACATTTTTGTTTTGAGCTTTTCTCTTTCAAGAAACATATCGTATCCGCGTTTACCTTTTATCAACATCATAGCCCCAATGGCTGCAACGATTAAAAAGGCGGTTGAAGAATACACAAGGAAAATAAATGAAGCAAACAAGAAAAGCGCACCGAAGGCAAATAAAAACCTATCACCCATGTGAGAACTTTTGTCGTTCAGTAGTTCTTCTTTGCTAAATTTCTTTTTGCCCACGCCGTCACCTCACATAGTTCTGATAAGCTTCATCAAAGCTTCACGCTTTTCTTTCGGCATCTCTACTAGCTTCTGCTCAATCCATTTAATATCCGCGTCAACTTCACTTTTCGGCTGCTGGGGCGGGTTTTCTTTTCGCTCGCCAGAAACCAAAGCATCCACGCTTGTTTCAAAATAAGAAGCTATCTTGTCAAGCGTCTCATATTTCAGGGTCTGCTTTCTACCGTTTTTCAAATCGGTCAAAGACCCACGGCTTGCGCCCGATTCCTTGCACATGGTGGTCACGTTTACTCCACGCTGCTTGCAGAGTTTTTCAATATTTTCGTACAAGTTTGCCATAATTCCAGTCCTCGCATTGTAAGGTTTGCTGAAATTACGCGAACGCTTAAAAAAGCCTTGCATTTTACGCGAAAGCGTATTATACTAAGACCGTACCGCGAAGGCGTAATGAATGATTTCTAGCAACTTCATTATATTACACTTATGCGTAAAAATCAATAGCCGGAGGTGAAATAATGGCTGAAAAAAAACCTCTGTGTGACTTTGGCAAACAAATCGAGATTGCTCTTATCCAAAAAGACAAGACTAACGACTGGTTGATTGAAAAAGTCAAGGAGGACACCGGACGATATTTTGATCGTTCTTACCTTTTCAAGGTTAAGACAGGGAAGCTGGAAACGCCCGGCATCAAGAAAAGCATCTGCCGGATTTTGAATATTCAGGATTCGGGAGCGTAAGAAGGGAGAGAAAAAATGGCAAACATTCAAGTTTTTGAATATCAGAACAGCAAAGTTCGCACGGTTGATATGGACGGCGAAGCATGGTTCGTTCTGAAAGACGTGTGCGCTGTGCTTGGTATTAGCAATAACCGCATGGCTGCTGACCGATTAGATGATGACGAAAAGGGCGTCAGCCTGATTGACACCCTTGGCGGCAAACAGGAAATGGTGATTGTCAACGAAAGCGGTTTGTACCACGTCATCCTCCGTAGCGACAAGCCAGAAGCAGCACCGTTTCGCAGATGGGTCACAAACGATGTGCTTCCTGCAATCCGTAAGACCGGAAGCTACAACGCACCGCAGCTTACCCGGTCGCAGCTTCTTGCAACTGCACTGATCGCAGCGCATGAGGAGCTGGAGGAGAAGGACAAGCGGATTGCAGAGCTGACACCGGATGCTGAGTTCGCTCGTGCTGTGTGCATTGCGGACAACTGCCGGACGGCCACCAGCATTGCAAAGGACTACGGTCTGACTGCTGAAAAGCTGAACAAGCTGCTTTACAGCCAGCGAGTCCAGTACAAAGACAGCGACGGTCAGTGGGTGCTGTACAAACCCTATCAGGGCAAGGGCTACACTAAGAACCGCAAAGGTAAGGCTATTCAGCGCTCCAACGGCAAGACTTATATCCCGAACACGACAGTTTGGACGGTCGAGGGTGAAAAGCTCATCCATGAGCAGCTCAAGAAGCTGGGCATCACGCCGAGAATCGAGACCAGGGCTGTTGCAGAACAGCAAGACTTCGGAGGATGGGAGGACTGAACATGGAGCAGATTATCACCTTAAAGGTAGACCTCGAATACCCGGAAGAAGCCAAGTTTGCCATTGACGCTGCGGCCAAGACCTACTCGGATTTCAAGCGTGAGCAGACGACAAGGCGCTTTGTGGAAAATGGTTGCACACCGGAAGATGCAGAAAAAATCGCAAAGTTCATCCAGTTTCTTGACCAGTGTTTTTCTGAACACAATGAAAGAGCCTTAAGAAAGGCAAGTGAAGTGGATGGAGATTAAGTACTGTGAGCGTTGCGGCCTGTATCTTGGCGTGGTCAGACCGACAAAAAAGTACTGTTCAGAATGCAAGCGCAAGGTTGACAAAGAGCGTGACAGGAAGCGCAAGAAGGCAGCGTACAAACCGGAAAAGACGTTTCCGTCCATCGGAGAAGTACAAGCCCTTGCGGACAAACTGGGCAAGCATTACGGCGAAGTGTCACAGATGCTCGCAACAGGGGAGTTGACCTTATGAACGGTAAGTACTACGGAAAGCGGGAAATCCGCTGGCATAGCCGGGAGAAAGACCGGCTGGAACACATACACAATAGAAAGGGCAAAGATGAAAGCACTGGTAGAAATCGTCCTGATCTGGGGCGTTGTTTTAGCACTGATTCTCGCAGCGTTTCTGCTGAACTTCTGGCTGATTCACCGGATTGACATTTTGGTTGGTGTGAACGCAACGCGGGCAATCATCGCGGTTGGTGCTCTGATGGCAACCATCTGGATTTTCGGGAACAAAGGTACAAAAGCATGACACTTGCGGAAGCGATGCAAGCTAGGAACATTCGGTTGTGTGATCTAAGCAGACAAAGCGGAGTTTCAAGACCTACACTGGACGGCATTCTTGGCAAAAAGAAAGTATTCAACAAGGCTGGCGTCCGGACAGAAACGCTTTTAAGGCTTGCTAAAGTGCTAGATGCCGACATAGCCATTGACGGAACGAAACCATATTACTTTGAACTTGTATTAAGGGGACAAAAATGAAAACTTTGAAAGGAGCAGCATTGTCAATGATTGGTCTGGCGTCTGCAATCGCAGCGGTTGGCTGCGGAGACACGATTCAGGGCTGCCAGACCACAGCACAGATGCTTGGCTGGGTAATCGTGTCGTGCGGATTTCTTGCAACAGCTATCGTTCTGTGTGCGCTGGCTGTTAGCGCCGAAGAAGAAGAGCGAAGCGAACGCGAGCGCTGGAAAATCAATCGTGTTGCCCACCACACCAGCGAGTGGAGGGATGCACGATGAAATGCCCGATGTGCGGTAGCGACAACATTACAACGATTGACAGCCGGTCTGACCACGACAGCATCGTTCGCAGAAAAAAGTGTCTTGTCTGCAATCACCGGTGGTCAACCATCGAGATCGACAAAGACCAGTGGTACAGTGCGCTGCAAATCAAAGAGGAGCGTAAGAGAGGGAGACCAAAAGATGATTAACCTTGACAGATTCGGAGGAATAAACGAGCCGGAGGACGGCGTGTACTTTATGACCAACGAACAGATGGCAGAAGCCAAAGAAGCAGACCGTCAGGCAGAGATTGAGGACTTGCAGTCCGAAATTGACGACAGGGAATCGGAGTTGAAAGACCTCCGTGCGCAGTTGGCAGAACTGATGGCTGGTTGATTTTGTACAGCCGTATTAAGCCAAAGTAAGAACAATGAAGCCTAATGAAGCCAAAGAAAGGAAAGAAAATGGGTAAATACAAGAAAGAAATCAAGCACTGCGAAAAGTGCAATAAGCCTTTTTCGGTGTTTCCAAACAGCACAGAAACTCTTTGCGCAAACTGCAAAAGGAACAACTTAGAGGAAACGCTTCGCAAGAACGGTCACGCACCGCAGCATACGCTTGTTAGGAACCCTTATGACAGCATTAAGGAATTGTTTGCTGTTAAAGATGCCGCAAGAAGGGCTTCGTGGGACGAGAACACAAGCATCGAGAAAATGTGCCGTGATTGCGGCAAAGTATTCAAGATTTCTCGCGCAGAGCGCATTTTCTATGAATCGCATAACATGGCACTGCCCAAGCGTTGCCCGGCTTGCCGTAAAGCGAGAAAAGAAGCGAGGAAGGAGAACAACTGATGGACAACAGCAAAATCCATGAAGCTCTGATGGCTGTTCAGTCAGAGCTGAAAGCCCCCAAAGGGCAGATGAACAAATTTGGCGGTTACAAATATCGCTCGTGTGAGGACATCCTTGAAGCGGTCAAGCCCATCTTGAAAGCGCATAGCCTTGTGCTGCGGCTTTCCGACAAGCCTGTTATTGTTGATAGCTGGCATTATATCGAAGCAACTGCAACAGTTGAATCGCAGGATGGTGCCACCTACACGGTGACTGCATACGCTCGTGAGCCTGAGTTTAAGAAGGGCATGGACGATTCGCAGATTACCGGCACTGCAAGCAGCTACGCTAGAAAGTACGCCTTGAACGGTCTGTTCTGCATTGACGATACGAAGGATGCTGACACGGACGAGTATCAAAAACAGACCACAAGCAGGGCAAACAAGCCTGCGCAGAAGCAAACGGAAGCGGAAACCATTCCACCATGCGCTTGCTGCGGAAAGCAGTTGCAGCCTATTCAGTACAACAACCGCACCGTCACTCCGCTGGAAACTGCAAGAAGCACGAAGAAACGATTTGGGCGCGTCCTGTGTTGGGAATGCGCTCAGAAACAGCCGAAGGAGGGCTAAACAATGCTTAACTCTATCGCAATTCAGGGGCGCCTGGTTCACACACCCGAAGCTAAGGTCACGAAGTCTGGCAAGGATGTTTGTACGTTCAGCATTGCTTGTGACCGTCAGAGTGGTGGTCAGAAGGAAACCGATTTCTTCAACTGCACCGCATTTGGCAACACGGCACTGTTCGTTTCCAAGTGGTTTCAGAAGGGCAGCCTGATTCTGGTGACTGGTAGCATCCAAACCCGGAAGTATACCGACAAGCAGGGGAACAACCGCACCGCAACGGAAATCATGGCGAACAAGGTTGACTTCTGCAGTGGAAAATCGGACAGCAAGCCCGCTGATCGGACGCAGGATGCACCGCAGAACTACTCTCAGGGCAACGCAGATGACTTCTCTGTGATTGACGACAGTTCTGATCTCCCTTTTGACTAACGGTTACGCTACCGGGACAAAAGGCGAACCGCCTACCTTATATAAGAGCTGCGCTATCTGGCTGTACGGACGTTTGGAAAGATGATTACCTGTTGTCTCAACTGCACATCACGCCACCAAGCTTGCCACGACACCTGCGAGAAGTATAAGGCAGAGAAGAAGGACTTCGAGGAACGCAAGGCGTTCGTGTATGAGCTGAACCACAGCCAGAGCGTGTACCACCGCGATTATGAGGACAAGCACCGGGAAAAAGGCAAGAAGCGGTTTCTCGGAAGTGAATTTAGAGGTGAACGAGGATGAATAAAAGAAAGTATGAGCCGGGCGGTTACATCATTTCACTTGATAAATTGATGAAGCAGGAGTTTGTTTACTGCGCCGGAAAACTTGTTCACAAAGGCTGGTTTGGTAGTTGGCAACTGCGATATGCAAATAGCGAACTTCTCCAACTGCGTATCAGAGAAGCCAAAGAAATCGAGGACAACGAATGAACACCGGAAAGCAGTTTGAAGCGGACTTCAAGTCATCCGTCCCATCCGATGCGTGGTGCTATCGCCTGAAAGACAGTGCCGCCACCTACTACGGCGGCAATGAGAACCTGTCCTTTTCCATCGACAACATTTGTGACTTCCTCGTGTACCGATACCCGATGAACCACCTGTTTGAACTGAAAACTATCGAAACGCCCTCTATCCCTCTGGAAAAGGTGTTCGGAAAATACGACAAGGCAAAGTGCAAGTACCGCAAGGAAAAGCACATCACAGACATGGTGAATGCAATGGGGTACAGCGGTCAGACCGCCCATGTGATAGTCAATTACAGGGCGGTCAACCGTACCTTTGCAATCCCTGCCAGCAAGGTTCTGGCGTTCCGTTACAACGAGATCCGGAAGAGCATCCCTTGGCAGTGGGCAGAACAAGAGGGGATAGAGATCAAAGCAAAAAGGCTGCGTGTCCATTGGCGGTATGACGTGGATGAGCTGCTAAAGAGATTGGAGAAAGAGAATGCAACTGTCTGAAAAACAAGAATTGGTAAGGCTTCTGGGGCTGTACCAAAGCGAACTCCTTATGGAGAACGAAGAAAACCTTAGAAAGAAAATGAGAAGCAATGAAAGCCCGAAGAAGGTCGTCACAGATTATTCATACGGCGTGAAAGCTCAATATGAACACGCAAGAATCATCATCAAGAAACTTTCGGTTGAAATCGGAAAAGAACTCAAGGCTAGTTGGGAGTTGTGGTGAAAATGACAATGGTTTGCGATAGGTGCGGTGAAACATTTGAATATCCAGAGTTCTCCATAAGTGAGTGGACACAAAAAGTAGAAAACAATTCTATTTGCAGGTGCATTACAAAGAAAAATAGGAAAATTTTTATCTATTCAGATGACCCGTTTTTTCTTTGCCCCTCTTGCATGGCAAAGCTGAACGAATGGCTGAAAGGAGAACAGAAGTGAGCAAGAAAGTTTCAGACATCCTGCCCAAGACGGAAATCTTGGCGCAGTTGGCAGAAGAAGCGTCCTAACTGGCACAGGCCGCGTTGAAGCTGCGCCGTGCGCTGGATGGTACGAACCCGACACCGAAGAGCGTGGAGGAATGTTTAGAAAATATACAAGAAGAAATGGCGGATGTTTTTGTCTGCCTAACCATGTTTGGCAAGTCCGCCGAAAGAGACGGAATCTTGATTTATAACAGGTACATGGAAAAGGTTATCAAAATCGAAGATGAAAAAGAAGCCCGCTGGCTCTCTCGCCTTGAAGCAAAGGAGGATAAAAATGGCTGAATACCATGTTGGATGTGGGATGTTTGGAAACATCTATGCAGGAACGATGATAAAGCAGCGGAAAGATGGATTGCAGTTATGGAGAAGCAAGTCTGATGTGACCGATGAAGCAGTTTCCGCTGTTCTGTCTCATTTTATTACTGAAATGGAGCGTTCAGACAAGACGAAGCTCGAAAAGGTGTGGGGCGTTATTGGAAACAAGAAGCTAAAAGTTACATTCGAGCTTTCAGCCAATAAGGAGCAGTCGGATGAATAAATTCGAAAACTGCCCCTCGAAAAAGAGCTGAGAGAAAGGTGGAGCTAACAATGTTTGAATTTGCAACTCGCTGGCTGGTCTGCCTAGTCCTGCTGGCGATAGTGGTTCAGTCCGAACGGACAATCAAAGACGCGGCAGACAACCTGTTTGAAAAACGGCAGGCAATGCTCGTCTGGCTGTTCGTCAACGTGTGCCTAGCCGTTTGTACGGCCGTTGTGATGGGGTGGAAATAAGAATGGCGAACATCATTTTGAAAGCACTTTGCTTGCCACTTGTTGCACTGATTATGATTTCTGCCTATATGACAACCAGAATAGATTGGCATGATGACGATTGGTTACTAATGGTATGTATTCTGGCAAGTATGGTGCTTTCAACTGCATTTGCGCTAATTATTTGGTTGAGGTAAATGATGATGGACAACGAACTTTACTGCCCGATGAAGATGACCAGCAATCCGCTTGGGCGGTGCGTATGCGAGAAAGAAAAGTGCGCTTGGTGGAGACAGTTGGACAGCTGCTGTTCCGTCTGGTGGATTGCACGGAAGCTGGACAACATAGAAACGAAAATGAAGAGGTGAGAACATGAAAAAGCGAATTTACATTGTTTTCGAAACCGAAGCGGACGATGACGACAAGAGCATTCGTAGCGATATTGAGCAAGAACTTGGAATGGCTACGCATTATTTTGAAATCGCTTATTATAGCGAGAACGGTTTTCCTGACAAATGGATTAGCGTAAAAAATAAACTTCCAAATGCTGAATACGGCGAATCTAAAGATGTGCTGACAATAAATTCTATGGGTGTTATGCGAGTAATGAACTTTGATGGAGGATGCTGGTGCTATCCGACTATGGAGCCTTACGCCAGTGCATTCAAAATTACGCACTGGATGCCCCTCCCTGAACTGCCAAAGGAGGTCTGATACATGGCAACACCCCCGAAGCGTGGTCGTGGCAGACCGCCGCTGACCGAAGCGGAAAAGAAAAAGCGTGAGAAGCGGGCGCAAAAGGCGAAAGAAGAAGCCGCTGCGAAGCGTGAGAAAGAGCGAGAGAAGAAGAAACAACAGATGCTTAATAAGCGGAAATCTATCCGCTCACAGGTGAGTAAAAAGGTGAAAGAACAACAAGAGTTGGCTATCGAGAAATCGAAGATGATGAATACAGGCGATTTGCAGTCGAGAATCGGTGATGAAGAGGACAAGAAGGTTATCGGCATGATTGCAGCCAAGTATTTTGGCGACCTTCCGAGCGTGGACATGAACAACCCGATTGAAGTGCAGCAGCGACTTGACTTCTTTTTTGACGCTTGCATCGAAGCAAGAATCTCCCCTGTGGTGGAATGGATTGCATTGGTACTTGGCATCGAATGGGTGAGCCTGAAGCAGATTATGGCAGGCAAACGCCGTGACGACAGCTTGCAGCAGAAGTACATACTCAAGCTGATTCTGCAAATGCAGTCCATGTGGGCGTACAACGGTATGTATGGTCAGGAGAACCCGGCAGAGTGGATTTTCCGAGCCAAGAATTATTTTGGTATGCGCGACAACGTGGAAGTCACCGTTGCACCGCCTGAACAGCCGTTGGGCGATGCCCAGAGCGCAGAACAGCTCGCCCAGAAGTACCAGACGGCTTTGCCAAAAGGGATTGACGTAGAGTACAGAGAGGTAAAAGAGGAATGAACGGATTTCTTTTTACGAAAGACGGAAAACTTATATGCGAACTTACCAAAATATCCTTTGAGCCTTACAAAGACAAACGAATAATCAAAGTCCGATGTACGGTTTGTGGACGTATCAAAAGAATCCAAAAATGGAAGTTCGATTTTGCGGAAGGTTCGTCAAAATACAAATGGCTTAAGTGCAACTGTTATGGCGATTACGCGACGGAGCATATAATAGTGAAATGAGCAGCAAAGCGTTACGGCAAATGTATAAAGAACATCACATTTGCATCCATTGCGGTCAGAACGATGCAATGCCGGGCAGAGTATCGTGTGCGGAGTGTTTGGCAAAAGACCTCGAAAGGCACACGCAAGCATACGAAAACCTTTCAGGCGAAACAAAAGCTGCGTATCTGCAAAAACGCAATGAGCGACAACGTGAAAAGCGCAAAAGGCTGGTTGCGCAAGGAATTTGCACCATTTGCCTGAAACGTCCGATGTCAAAAGGCTATCGTTCTTGTATCGAGTGCCGAACAAAGGATGCTCAAAAGAGAGCGAGAAACAGCAAGGAATACAGAAGGACGTCTGGCACTTGTGCTTACTGTGACGAACCGCCAATTCCCGGCAAGCGTTGCTGTCCAAAGCACTATGCAAGCCGCATTGTTGCCATCACAAAATGCAGACAGTCAGAGGGCTTCCGACTATCACAAATCGAACAGAAAAAGCGCATAAGCGTCTTTTGGAGAGAAATGGAATGGGAAAGAAACCAAAGAATGAAACAGCCCCAATGGATACGCCCATGACCCCGTTGATTGACTTTTCCGACCCCTGCCTACGCACGTTTCTGCCTGTCCTCTTGCAAGACCACACGACAGATAAGAACATCATCTGGGCGACAGACCCGCCGCCTGAACTGGGCGTGGGCTTTGCAGATGAAATCACGCTGGAAAAGCTAGACAAGGTTCGGCTCGTTCCTCGTGTGCAGAAACGGCTTGCAGACCAGAAGAAGCGCACCAGCAAGAAAGCAGAGGTGTTTACACCGACTTGGGTTTGCAAGAAAATGGCAGACGTTGCCGAAAACAACCTGAAGGGTGAGGACTGGAAGGAGTACATCAACAAGACTTGCCTTGAAGTAACCTGTGGAGAAGCGCCGTTCCTTACAAGCCGATACGATACCACAACAGGGCAGATGATTGCCGTGCCGGACAGAATCGGTCTGCTGGATAGGAAACTGAATGCCATAACAAAGGAACACTTCAAAGACCCGAAAGTTTGGGATTACAGCCTTTGGCTCAACTACGCCATGAACGCTTACATGAGTACATACGGCTACGAGTGGCAAGGAGACAACTTACTTCTGGCACGGTGCAATTTATTCCTCACGCTGATGGAGAATTTTCGCTCGCTGTTCGGAAATGAGATTGAGAATCACCGTATGTCGCCGGTGCTGATTGACGCCATTGCAGATGTCATCTCATGGAATGTCTGGCAGATGGATGGTCTGAAAAAGACCGTACCCGGCACGGACATTCCGTGCAAAATCAAAGACTGGAAAGCCGACAAAGAAATCCTGTTTAAGGATGTTTGGGAGGAAAAATAAGCAATGGTCGTTTTTGTTACGAAAAGAGAGTTAGAGGACGAAGATTGGAAAACACATATTGCTCAAGGTAAAGAGAGGATTCCAGCCGGAGCAAAAGTAGAACTCGTCAAGAGAATCGAAAATCTTTATGGAACGTATTACCTTTGCGACTACAAAGGTAAAAACTATTATCTTGACCCTCGCGACTTAAAATTGGAAGAGGAGTATTTTGACTAATGCAAACTGACAGAGGAATCTACCACAAGCGAGTGTGCGACCGCTGCGGAGCAGTTCTGGGCGGCAGGATGATGAACCCTGACGAATACTTCAAGGACTGGGCGTGGCGCAGGGACACAGGCGACCTGTGCCCGGAGTGCTATGCAGAGTATAAGCGAGTGATCGGGCGGTTCAACAGGGGAAAGAGAGGGCAGAGATAATGGACATTTACTGTACCACCGAACACTGCTCTTGTATGGGCATCAAACAGTTTTCTGCTGGCAAAGCTATCCGATGCACAGCAGAATCCTGCAAAAACAAATCTGAGCCGTCCTGTGGCTCTTGCAAATGGTACGCAGAGCCGGATGGCGTATGTGTGAACGACCTGTCAGAACACGTTGCAGACTTCGTGTGGGACGAACGTGGATGCAAGGAATGGGAGAAGAAAGAGAATGAGTAATCTTGGAAATGCGTTGATTGTGGTTTTAGCTTCTTTTCTGGTTGGAATATTTATATGTGGGATAGCATATCTCATTGAAAAAATTTTGATATGGGATATATTTTTGAACGAAATTTCCGATGAAAAGATAAAGGTTCTTGCGGATGCAATTCTTCACGTTTTTACTTTTTTGACTGGGTTTGTGGTTTTATATGCGATGTACAAGGCGGGGGTATAAAAATGACAACAGGGGAGAAAATCAAGAAACGCAGGCTTGAACTTGGCATCACGCAGAAAGATGTTGCAAGGATGATTGGAACAACCAATGCGTATGTAAGTGCCATTGAAAAGCAAAAGCGTGACGTAAAAAAGGAAACGCGACTGATAAAGTTTGCAAAAGCCCTTGAATGCAGCGTTGATGATTTAAGGTCAGATGCTCCCAAAGGCATGGTAGAACCCACCAGTGACGATTTCGGAGCAATCTGCAACTGCGCTGTGCGATACTGCTTGGGCAGACGGTCGTATATGCCTAGCCTTGTATGCAGATACATCATCTCGCTTCTGCCGAAAATGACGGACAAGACGTTGGATTGTTTTGAACGTGACATTGCAGAACGCAAGCGTACAGGGTTCGACTTTGGCGATTCCTGCGACTATGAGACGTGGGATGTGTTTTATAAGGCGGTTTGCAATGAGATTGAAAGGAGAAAGGACAATGAAAGTTGACTGCCCGTGGTGCAAAATCGAAATGCTAAGAGTAGATGACCTCGTTTACAAGTGTTTTTACGATTTTACAAACCTTAAGGCGACCTGTTCTGGATGGAGATGCCCCAAATGCGGGAGAGAAATGTTTGACCGAAAATCACTATTGAATGCAAATCTAACAATAGACACTCGGCCAATTGATGCCAATGCACTGCGGAAGCGTGTTGAAGAATGGATACAGGAGTTTAGCGAAGAATTTTCTACGGAATATCGGTATCAGGAATGTGACTTGGAAGATTTGTTAGATTACATCGACGCTGCGCCAACAATCGAGGTGAAAGACAATGACTAATTATCCAGAATACCTTGAACGAAACGCACTTATTGAAAGAATCGAGAAAGCATATTGCGATGGTTGCGATAACTACAATGGAGTTAGATGCAGTGCTTGCGGTATTGGCGATGCCATTGAAGTTGTGGAAGATGCGCCGACAGCTTTATAGCGTACCGCTGAATGGATTGTGCAAGACGAAGATAAGACGAGGTTCATGTGCAGTAATTGCCATGCGAGAAACAACCGAGACCGCTACAACTACTGCCCGAACTGTGGCTCTTTGATGGAGAACAGGTTATGAGTAACATCCTTTGGCATTCAGCCAACGAACCGCCACGAGAGCGGACGCAGCCTTTGTTGCTTGCGACTAAGATAACGTGGCGTGATAAGGATGGAAAAATGTTGCAAGGAATCTCGCCGACAGCGTACTTTCTTGGCTGTTACGCAGACGGTCAGTTCTGGGACGAGATGGGCGAGAGACTGCCGAAAGATGTGACGGTGACGCATTGGATGGCGTTTCCGATGGTGTAGGAGGACAATATGAGTGAAAGCAAAGTGATTTGGCGCTCCATTGAAAAAGAAGGGCTTCCACCTGACGATTGCGATGCGGTGCTTGTTTCTACGCAAACCCTTAAAACCCTTATTGGAGACAACCCAGAAGTATTTGAGGCGGTTTGGAAGGGTCGATGCTGGACTGATACCTACGAAGGCTACTACAATTTCGAGAAAAGCGAGTTTGGCGAAAAGTACGCACAAGTGACGCACTGGGCAAATATGCCAGAACCACCAAAGGGTGGCTTAAGTATGACGAACAAGAAGTTTGGCATCATCATTATGGACTTGAGCCTTTTCGACTTTGGGCCGAAGCCACCTTGCGGGTACATCAAGGCAAAACATATCCGCCCAGCATACGGCAAAGGCACAAGGCCTGTAAAGGCGCATAAGCGAATCACGAGAACAAGAGAGGGATTTAGAAAGTGACAGAATTGAAATTATGCCTTTGCGGAGCGGAGCCACATATCTAAAAAGAAAAAGAGCCTTTTGGTGTTTATGAGCATTATGTAGTTTTATGCGATAAATGTGGCAGACATTCTCAAACTTTTTCTTTTTTGCCATCAGCAATTATAGACTGGAATAAAAGAGCAGTAAGAACAATATAAAGGAGAAAAAGGATGGAAGAACTTAAGAGATGCCCGTTCTGCGGTGCGAAACCACCGACTGTAAAAGTGATTCATCCACTCAATGTTGACATGGCTAGTTGGGTAGTCTGCGGAAAATGCGGGGTGAGCACTTCTGCAACATTTGGCAAGGAAAAAGCCGTCGAAGCATGGAACAAACGCTACAAAGAGGACTGAGCATGGACAAAAGACGAGACAGCTTTACATTCAAACGATACTACTTTGAAGCCATCTCCACGCTCAAAAGTAAAGAGAAGCTGGAACTATACGATGCAATCTGCGCATACGTTTTTGAAGGGAAAGACGCAACTTTGAACTCAAAAAAAGCAGAATCTTGTTTCATTTTGATCAAACATCTGCTCAATGAAGAATCTAAAAGAAGCGATATTGCGTCAAAAGGATGGTCTACACGAAAGTCAGCTCATCCTCATGTCATAAATGATATGAAGGTCAGCTCATCTATGAGTTCAAAGTCAGATGACAATGAACCCATTGTATCAACTGACAGTCAGATGAATGCCAAGACCTTGCCGGAGAGTGCGGTCAAAAAGAAACCTGACATCTTCTCCGACTTTGCTCATGGCGATAAAGCCCTGTTGGAATCCCTGCGAGAGTTCGCACAGATGCGTACAAGAATCAAAAAGCCTATGACAGACCGGGCGAAACAGATGCTCTGCAACAAGCTGGAAAAGTTTGATCGGCATGACTGGAAAGCCATTCTCGACCAGAGCATCTATGCTGGATGGCAGGACATTTACGCATTAAAACAGGATGACCAGTACGAGCAAAGTACGGAGATGGAGTTTCCTAGACTATGACAATGGACGTTCAAACGGTATTTATCGGTGCGCTGATGCTCTGCAAGCCGGGCGTTGTGGATGAAATCATACCAGACCTTGAACTTGACTTGTTCAGACCTGAGCTGAGAGACGCTTTTGCGGCTGTTCAGGGCTATTGGACGGCTAGGGGTAAGATAGATATAGTCGAGATAAACACGCAGCATCCAGACGTAGCGCAGACGCTCTTGGCGTGTGTACAAACCTGTGAATCAGAGTGTGTACGAATTGACAGGGAGCAGATGCAGCGTTGGGCGCAGCTTATCAGAGAACAAGCTGCACTCACTCGTGTGCAAGGTCTGGCATTTCAGATGACCAGCGAGCTCACTGACTATTCTGATCTATCAGACATCTACCAGCAGATGGGCGAGGCGATGAGCCTGAAAGCTGAAGAAGAAGATGCGTGGACATACGAGGATGTGTTGAACGACTATGTGCTTCACATGGACGAGAAGCCTGTGTATATCAAGACAGGCCTAGAGCGTCTGGATGAAGCGCTGCACATTTCTCCGGGTGATTTCATTATCATCGGCGGCAGACCGTCTGCGGGCAAGACAGCCCTGTCCTTGCAAATAGCAGCAAGCATGGCAAAGCAGGACTACACCGTGTACTATTTCAGCCTAGAAACCAGCAAACGCAAGTTGGGCGCACGTCTGATGGCTAATCAAATATACTGCCCTCTGGACACGGTGAAAAATAAGGCGGTCAGCTTGAATGAGATTGACGGACAGGCAAAAAACATGAAGATGCCATTATATATCCGCTCCGCTGCCGGAAAGAACGTGGCGTGGATGAAGGCTCAGGCTCTCCGTAAAAAGGCTCAGATCATCTTCGTAGACTATCTTCAACTCATCCACGAAACAGGCGCAAAGGACAGATATGCCGCCATTACGGCCATATCCATTGCCTTACACGAACTGGCGCAGACCACAGGCATTGTCGTGGTGGCACTGGCACAGCTCAATCGAAACCCATCCAAGCCCGGAGCAACGCCTACTAACTCCGACTTGCGAGAGAGCGGACAGATTGAACAGGACGCAGATGCAATCATTCTTCTGTCCGGCGACAACCCCGACAAGTATCTGTTCCGGCTAAGCAAGAACAAGGAAGGCGAGATAGGCGACCTTCCCATCACGTTTAACAAGCAGATTCAACGGTTCCAAGAGTACACTTGGATGGATTGAAAGGAGAAGCACTGTGACTAGAAAGCGTTTTAAGAAATTGATGATGGTGCATGGATGGTCTGCCAGAAAGGCCGAAAAAGAATCCCGGTGGGCTATCCAGTGGTGGCAAGCCAAAATTGTAAAACAGCCGGATGATGAATGGAAGCCACTCGGCGCTTATATTAGCGAGTATCTAAAAGACTATTATCGGGTGAATGGCTCTTACAATGCACTCTATTACATTCAAACCCAATTATAAAATCACATGGGCTGTCAGCAATGGCAGCCTTTTGCATATACGCACACAGAAGCCCTACAAACGCTTTTAGCGTCAGACGGCAAACTTATCGGTCAAATACAGAAAGCGGCTCTGGCACGGCTCTACGTGGCTGTGAGAGCATTGTAGAAGTATACGACTATTGCAGGAGAAGAAAATGGAATACATGACAGCCGATACAAAGGTCAATGGGTACATGGTCTACCCTCGATTCCTCTCGACTATTGGCGTTAGCCCAACGGAGAAAATTGTTTACATTTACCTGTTCAATCGTGCAAGGTCGTCACAGAGGGCAAGCAAAAGCGGAAAATTTGCTGACCAACTAGGGCGAGTATACATCGTGTATCCCATCAAAGACCTTGCTGCCGATACTGGATTCACGGAACGATGGGTCAAGAAGTCTTTGAAAGAGCTGGAAGAAGCCGGGTTGATCGAGCGCAAGCGTGAAGGAAAGAACAAGCCCGATAAAATATACGTCAAAGTGCCGGAAGAATCGTCAAAGAGCGAAAAGGGAGGTGAACAATCATTCACCTCTGAGGGGAACGATACTTCACCTGTGAGGGGAACAATCGTTCACCTCCTTAATATAGAAGAAAAGAAAAGAAAAAAAGTTATTAAGAAAGCGGGCGACCCGCCCGATAGAAACGCCAGTACGCCGGACTTCGAGGATGTGAGCGAGTATTTTTTGGATGCTGGATGTGAGAACAGGCTTGCCAGCAGGTTCATGAACTACTATGAGGGAACAGGTTGGATGACCAAGACCGGAAAGCCTATCACGAACTGGAAGGCCTTTGCTGATATGTGGATTGACAAGGAACAGGAGAAGCAACAGTACAGTGAACCAGAGTTCAATCGCCCGTAAAGGTTCTTTCTCCCTACAACCCTCTATCTCCAAAGCTATACCGTTAGCCAGCAGAGCAGACCGTAGGCGAGAACTAGCGTAACGTTCGGATTGGCGGATGATTTACGATTATTTCACATGGAGAATTGACTTTATTTCGTAGTCGGCTGGATATGTAGAAATGTTGCATAACTGTATGAGCTGTTGACTGAAAACTGAAAGCAACTGACCAGCCGGATAGTCTTATTTGATAGTTAAAAGTATTGAGGTATTGCCGAATAAGTAATCATAGTTTGTTTGTATGATATGATTGTAGTTGTCGGTAATTAAATAGGAGAAGAACGAACAGAATCGGATGGTACGACTATTCTAGTAGAATAATAGTTAAAAAGATTGAGTAATTGTCTGCGACTATTATAATAGGTACGATGATTAAAGATTTTGAGGTAATGTGATTTGGATTAAAATTGACAGGTGTCTTGACATCTATTGATTTTGGGGGTGTCGGACGACTTAGCGACTATCGCACCTCTCTTTTCTTAAAAGGCGAACGACTATTTCACACAAAAAACACACGACTATTTGATGATGGTTCGTAAGAAAACGCTACGACTATTACTCTGCGACTATCAGCGGACTGCTCGTTACTATACGATATATAGGACTTTCAAAAGCTAGTCGTCTGACGACTTTACGACTATCGGCTACGACTATTCCAGCCGGAACGCTACGACTATTGCTGACCTCTATTAGCTATCGGGCGAAAGCCCGAAAAAAACTGCGGCGAGAGCCGCCAATGGTTCCGCGCCGCCGTGCCAGGAAGAAAGCACAATGCCAGGCTAATGCCAGGCTAACCCGGTGCCAGGCTAATGCCAGGAGTGGGAAGCATCGAGACCCCGCCGGGCTTGCGTGGTCTGCTGTATGCTGCACTGTCTGGCATGGATCTATAGCAGGGATGTACCATTATATACCTTATTATAATACGCGGTCTGTGTTGACCTGTACAGTGTCCGGCGTGGCGGTGGTATCTGGTATCGGTGCAGGCCGTCCGGGCGCTGTGATACGCTCCAGCGTGGCGCAGGTGGTATTATAGCCGCTTGTGTCGGTCTGGTGTATACGGTGTTAGAATGAGTCAAATAGCCGGAAAAGCACCTGTAAAGCCCTGTTTGCTGTTTTGTTGTGTTGACGGTATTACTGTATTGATTGCACAAAACGCACTGTAAACGCTTGTATACGGCTGTATTGTAACAGGATAAAATAAAAGCCCTGCACTCTCAGCAGATGCAAGGTAAAAGAAAAGCCCCGCCAGCGTGGGCGGGGGTGAGAATTTTATTAGTGCCATTCAATTAAACGCTTTGTGCGCTTCAATCCTGCCAGCGTATAATCTCCGCTGACATTATCCCACACACGGGAGCGGGTGTTATAGGCGTACGGATAAAGCGTTGTCTGATTTGCGCTATCCCAATTTACTGCGTGATGTACTTTTCTGGTTTCGTCATCAACGTAAATGCTCAGACCGTTAACTTCGTGTTCTGTGTAGGTTTTCATAATAACACTTCTCTTTCTGGGCCTTTACTGCCCCTTTTACTATAGTATATCATATTGCAAGCCCCTTATACAGGACTTGCAAAAATATTTTTGCCCTTTTGGGCTGGGGCGGGGTTGCTTTACGGTGCAGCCCCGCTAAAGTATCCGATCGGCGTTACTTTGACGCCTTAAACAGCGCAGAGAAAAACCAAAAGAAGAACAGGATACAGGATAATATCACTTGTCGCACCCCCTTATACCACGCTGAACCGCTTGTAAACGGTCTTTTTGCTGCACTCAGCATAAATATCCGGGTGCGCTGCCTGTAAAAGCTTGCTATCAAGTCGGACACTTTGCACATCCTTGTAAATGGCCTTTGCAGTGCCCTGCACCATTTCGGGCGCGCCGTGCATCATGTCGATGATCTCAGCCTTTACAGCGTCGTTCATTGCTTCTAACTCTTCAATTAACCGCTTGTTTTCGCGGTAGGCGTTCACTTTTTCCTCAAATGTCGTCATTTTTTAGCCCTCCTTATTAGCTGTTAAAAATAGCAATCATAACCAGTGCGCCGGAGATCATGCCGCCGATGTACCAGAGTGCAGCCCACTGGGTAAAGTCAAGAGTGATCATTTTTTATACCTCCGTGTTTTTGCCGTTTGGGTTAATCCAATCGTTTTTGATGTCGTACCGCTTGCAGTAGCGGTAAAGGTTAATCAGCTGCACAAAGTCGCCAGCGCTTATATATGCCTCGTTGTCCGGTGCATCAAGCGAACAAATAAGGGTTGTTCCGTTGTCCTCCCGCTGCACAAGTTCCAACTTTCTGCCGTTGTTTACTTCAAAAACAAGTTTGTTCATACGTTGCACACCTCCCGAACAAATTCCTTTTGCAAGCTGTGCATGTGCTTTGCCAGCTCATCAGCGTTGCACAAATCTCGGCGCATTTCCCGCGCCCGCTTTTCGTAGCGGCTGACCGTCTCCCGATCGGGCTTGATGCTACCAAAAGGCCGGTACCCGGTGCAGATTGCAACGCCTGAGGTAATCGGGTAAACATCGGCGTTCCATCCGTACACACCAGCGGTATAGGCGGCGGGGTCGTCCATGCACAGCATATTTTGTGCATCGCAGTAACTTACTTGGATAATGGTCGGGTATTGGGATTTGATATCCCGCATGGTTCTTTTTGCCTTCATGGTTTTTGTCCTCCTGTTTTGTGGTGGTATTTGGTAGGTGTTACGCTTTCTTGCGTCTGATTATATTATACGCTTTCTTGCGTAAATGTCAATAGGTATTTACTCTTTTTTGCGTATTTATTTTTGAGGTTTTGGGCTGTCCACTTTTGCTCAGTTTCGGACACGCTCCACGCCCTCCAACACCCGCCGCCGGTACGATCTGCCCCGCGCGGCCTGTCTGGTATCGAGTGCAGACCGGTACAACGCGTCCAGCGTCCGGGCGTGTATGCCGGTGCGTGACGTGGTTTGTCTTGCTGCCTGCGCTGTGCAGGCCGTCCGGGTGCGCTGGGGCTTGGGTCTCCACCTCTGGGGTATATGGGGCGAGCCGGGGGTGGGGTGGTCGACACCTCGCGTAGAAAAAATTCAAAAAAGGCGTTTTATTAAAGTGGTGGTGAATCACCACCCCCGCTTTTCTGCGCAAAACACCCCACTCCCATTGCCAATCTCAAAAATTTCCCGCAAAAACAAAAAGACCCCTACAAAGGGTCTGTGTTCTGTGCTATACTTGCCTTACAAGCCTTGAAAGGGAGGAATCTACAAAAATGTACGCCTTATTTGGAATGATTGCTCTGGTTGCAACGCCTGTGTTTGGAGCGCTGTGTCTTTACAACAAAGCAACGCATAAGAAAGACAATCGGATGTTAATTGCTTTCTTTGCATCATTTGCAGTTCTTGTTATATGTTTGGCTGTAACACCAGAGCCATCACATAATGAATCGGCAAGCTCCGGCGTTACATCTTCCTCCGCCAAGTCTACGGCAACGGAACTGGATGGTAGATCTATTGAGGAAGTTTCCGAAAGCTCAGCAAGTAGCACTCCGGCATCTCAAAAAGCGGCATCCGAATCTGAACAGCCTATAAGCTCTGAACCTGCAAGCAGTGAGCGGGTGGCATCCAGTGCTTCTTCGCATAACCCGGATGATGATATTCCAACGCTTGATTTGGATGACTATGCAAAACAGGCGGCGGACAACGCTGTAAAGACAAAAGACAAATACGCTGGCAAGCAATATAAGGTGACATATCAAGTCAACAGTGTATCAGACGCAATGATTAAGTTAGATAATCCGTACACTGTTATGTTCAGCGTGAATTTCATTACTTCTCACAGCATTGGTTATACCGTTTATATGGCTGGATTCCCGGAAAACGAAAAAGACAAGATTTCTATGCTTTCTCCCGGCCAGACCGTTACATTCGTCGGTGATTTTGACGGAAACAAATTCACTGATTGCCGATTCATAGTTCCGTAAATAAAAAGCCAGCGGCTAGATGCTCTCTAACCACTGGCTTTTCTTATGGGCTATTTACGATTTAAGTGTTGGAAACATGATAGGAGCACTGACTTCTTCCTTTTCCCTGAGAATGTCGAGCAAACAATCATTGTATCCCATTGAATAGCTGTCTTCGCAAAAATGTTGTACGGACGTTGCTAGTGCTACACTTAAAACTTCTCTTGACCGCTTATCCTCTGGCATGATGATTTCTAATGCCTGATTAAGGATTTCATGGCTTTTTTCTAAAACGGCTTTGTGCTCTTCATTCTCAGCTTGTAGCCGAAACATTTCTTCCGAGTAGTCCATCAGCACGTTTCCATTCTGATTTGCTCGCCAACAGGCAGATAGCCCGCTTCTTTGAGCTTGCTGTAAATGAACTTTTGACCGGCTCTCGTCCAGCGGGTGACCTCTTTCGTCTTGCCGTTCGGCAGCTCGATCGGATGCCCGACAACGTATCCGCTGCCAAGATACTTCTGGTAAGGAATCCACTGTTTGTTCACAGTATGTTGGATGCCAAGCCCTCTAAGAATCTGGTTCAGTTTTCGTGCGCTCATGCCGTAGTTCATGGCAATCTGCGTGGTAGTCAGGCTTTCATCGGAAAGCAGCATCGCCTTTGCATAGTCGGAATCAGGCTTCATCTTGGCGTTTTCCGCTTCCAGAGCCTTTACCTTCTTGCGCTCCGTGTCGATAACACTGTTAGCAGCGATCAGAGCGCGGCTCAACAGCATTTCCGTGGATTCAGGCTCCGGGTTGGTAAGCTTCTGCTCCATCTGATTGAAAGCGTCAATGTACTTGAGTTTCCATTCAAGGGCTTCTTTGCCTGTAAATCCCATAGCCAGCAGGGTGAAACCGTCACGGTTCATCAGATACATGGGATATGTCTGACCGTTCTGCTCGTGGGTGTACTCGGTTTTGAAGAACATGGGGGTCTGCTCATTTTTGAGCACACCCTGTGACATGATGTTTTCTACATCTCGCATGACGTTCCGATGTTCTTTTCCGAAATTCTCTGCTACTTCACGGCTGGACACGACAACCTGTCCGTTTTCGCTGATAAGATTGATAGCATATTTAACCTTTTGTTCCATAAAAACTCCTATGGTTCTTGCGGAACAAGCCAATTCCTGCTATAATAAGGCTGGAACAGCTTGTTCCAGTGTGGTTGATGATACGTTCGCTTCTGTCGCCAAACTTTAGCGGACGTATCATTTTTCGTTTTCATCGGTCTCCGGGATGGGATGCACCTCAAAGAACGTGTCACGGATGGCTGCGGCCTGCGCGACCTTGTGTTCGGTGCAATAGGCTTTCAGCCACTGGAACTGCCGTTCGGTTAGCGCAACAGTGAACGTGTGATTGTGGCGTTCGAGATAAGGACTGTACATAAACTCACCTCCCTTCATGTGGGTGCAACCAGTATACGCAATATGTTGTGGCTTGTCAATTACGCAAACGCTTAATGTAGTACTGGTATCTGTACAAAATCTAAAAGTTTGTAGATTTGCACAAAACTTAGACCTTATTTTTGGCTGCTCCCGCTTCGTACCCTGCCCGGTAGTTCAGTTCGGACAGCTTACCCAGCGCTTCAGCGTACTCTCTGTCCTCGCTGGTCGGTTCTTTGCCGTGTGCGAGGGTTTTCAGAAACTCTTCGGTTGTCGTGGGAAAGTTCATGTTTTTTGCTCCTTTCTATTGCAGAAGCGGTCTGCTTCTGCTATAATAATTGACAGAAACCGAGACTGCGCCCTTGGTTGCGCAGCTTCTGTTTTGTGGTGGAATAGGTCGTCAGTGCTACTTTGGTCGGTATGCTGACGGCCTATTTTTTTATGCCACAAAGGATAAATCTACCGTTGTTGGCTGATTCATCGTGTGTTCTGCTGTCTTAGATTATAGACGCTTGGTATATAGTTGTCAACAGCCCAATTTGTATAATTTGCATCAGATATATCTGAATTTGTGTCACAGATGTGTGATATTTGATAGCGGTTCGCTCCCAGAATGTAAATAAATAAGTTTACAAACAGATTTTTCACATTACGAATTATCGCTCTTTTTATAAAATATATACATTCTGTAAATATAATTCGGTCACATAAGTGAGACCTCAGAAATATCTGGACTTGGTGATAGTAAAATCGAGAAAACTCTTGACAATTTACGCTAGAAAGCGTATACTGGCATTAAAGAAAGAGAGGAACGAAAAAATGGCTGCAACGAATAACAAGGTGAACTCAAGCGAAATTCTTCGTGATATAATGAAGAATCAGCATAAAACATACGAATATCTCCGAGAAAAGCTTGACTACAAAACCATTTCCAGCGCATCTTCTCGTGTCCTCGCTGATGATATGAAATTATCCACAATGGTTCAAATTCTTGAGGTTTTCGGGTACAGACTGGTCGTAGAACCTGCAAATGGGAAACTTACTCGTGCTGGCTGCTATGAAGTAGTAGAGGAAAAGGACGGTGAACCTGAATGATTTACGGTTACGCTCGTGTCAGTTCCGCCGGTCAGGCGATTGACGGCAACAGCCTTGAAGCCCAGTCGGAACTTCTGAAAGCAAACGGCGCACAGAAAATCTTTTCGGATGTTTACACCGGAACGAAACTGCATCGACCTGAACTGGATAAGCTGATGGCTGAAATTCAGCCGGGTGACACGCTGATCGTGGCGAAACTTGACCGTATTGCTCGTTCCGCTAAGAATGGTCTTGAACTGATAGATCAGTTCATTGATAAGGGCGTTTCGGTGAACATCCTGAACATGGGGGTTATGAATAACTCCCCCACCGGCAAGGTCATTCGAACTGTTATGCTTGCCTTTGCAGAGTTTGAGCGTGACATGATTGTTGAACGCACCAGAGAGGGCAAGAAGATTGCCAGTCAGCGCCCCGATTACAGGGAAGGCCGCAAGCCCACCGAGTATGACCGCAACCTCTTTGACGTTCTTCACGAACAAGTGGAGAAGCGCATTCTCACGGTCACGGACGCTGCCAAACAGCTTGGCGTGACCCGCCAGACATGGTATCGGATTACTGAACAGAGAAAGGCTGGATAATATGCAGGGAGAAGAACTGATTGTTAAGAATGGTAGCATCACGCTGCGGTCTATGCTTGACTTTGGTGGATTCCTTGAAATTAAGAGGTTCTTGGAAGCCTGTCATTCGGAAAACTGTACCGTGACCTTTGCTAACGAGGAAATTGTCATTTTCCCGAATGAATACGATGCCGCTAAAGATGCTCTCGTCTTTATTTACGGTACACTGGCAGAAAGACACAGTATTATCGAAAAGTATCTTCGTTACAAGTTGATGCTTGGGGATGAAGAACCGAAGCCTACTTTATATAACCAGTGAAAGGAGTAGCTCATGGACAACTTTAATGCCATTTACAAGATTCTCAAACTGCTGGATAAGCACAAGGGCGATGAAGAATTTGACTATGAGCTTATCTCTGCAAAAGCAATGAAGATGAAGGTCTCTGACTGGGAGCAGATTATGATCGAACTGCAAATGAACGGTTTCATTCGCGGTCTGGTTTACACGCAAGACCTGACGAATAAGTTCCCGCATATTGTAGAACCGATTCACCCGCAGATTACCTTGAAAGGCATGGAGTATCTCTCCGAAAACAGCATAATGAAGAAGGTAGAAAAAGGGTTAGAAACGGTCGGGCAGTTCTTTTAATTGATTTTGAGAAATAAAGTTTCTGGAATCGCATTATAAAACCAAATATTTGATTTTTGTGCAGTTGTAGGCACTCTTTACATTTTTGGGTAGGGGGTGCCTATTTTTTATGCAGCCAAAGCAGTGTATCGCCATTATTGACAGTATCAAAGCGTATGCAAAGCAGAATCCGACCGAAGCACAGGTCTATGAGGACTGGTTTCAGGCGGTGGTGAACCTGAGAGGTGCTTTACCGCAGGACAAGCGGTTCGACGCCTACAAGTATTCTGGCGAGTTGCGCTCTGTTTGTGCAGCCATGATGGGCAAGATGAAAACAGGCGAGGACGTGGCGAAGGTCTATGACATTATCGGTCGGACGTACCTGTTTGAAGCAAAAGATGTGTTCGACAGCTATTGCATCTACCTTGAATGGAACCGTGCGCCGGAAAAGAAGTTCTATCAGCCGAGACGCAGGGTTCTGAAAGTGCTGGCAGATGACCTAGAGGACTTGTTTTATAAGCGGATTGATTTCTTGGGGGTCAGCTTACCCGCTCGCGTAGGCAAGTCCACGCTGTGTATCTTCTTCATCACATGGCTGATGGGCAACCGCCCTGACGTTGCATCGGTTATGAGCGGACACTCTGACAAGTTGACAAATGGCTTCTACGGCGAAGTGCTATCTATCATCACAGACCCCGTAACCTACAATTGGGGCAAAATCTTCCCTGACGTTCAGCTTGTGGACAAGAGCGCAAAGGATGAAAGCGTTGACCTGAACCGAAAGAAACGCTTCCCCACCCTGACTTGCCGCTCTATTGGTGGTACGCTGACTGGTGCTGTTGAAATCGGCGAGGGCGGCGTTCTGTACAGCGATGACTTGATCGAGGACTTGGAAGAAAGCCTGAACGTTGAGCGTCTGAACAACAAGTACGATGCCTATCTGAACCAGCTAAAAGACCGCAAAAAGCAGGGCGCATTAGAGCTGATGGTCGGTACACGCTGGAACGTGCTTGACCCTCTGGGGCGCATCCAGAACCAGTATGCAGACAACCCAAAGTACAGATTCCGAGTGATTCCTGCGGTAGACGAGAACGGACACAGCAACTTCAATTATGACTATGGTGTGGGTTTTGACGATGCTTACTATGCCGATATGAAAGCCAGCATTGACGATGCGACATGGTGGGCAAAGTACATGGGAAAGCCCTATGTGCGTGAAGGTCTGCTGTTCCCTGCTGATGAACTGCGGTATTTCAACGGCGTTCTGCCTGATGGCGAGCCTGATCGCAAGCTTATGGTAATGGATATTGCATGGGGCGGCGGCGACTTCACCGCCTGTCCTATCGCTTATGTGTACGGAGATGCTGTGTTCATCCCAGACCTTGTGTTCAATAACGGCGATAAGACCGTGACCAGACCGGAAGTCGTGGGCAAAATCATCCAGCACAAAATCAATGTGGTGCGCGGCGAAGCCAACAACGGCGGTGACGAATACTGTGACGTGGTAGACAGCCAGCTTCGGCAGCAGGGTTATCACTGCTCTGTTCGCAGCCAACGTGCGCCAAGTGGTCAAAGCAAGCTGTCCAGAATCATCCAGTATGCGCCGGACATCAAGCGGTTCTACTTCCTTGATGAAAAGCACCAGTCGAAAGAGTACAAGGCATTCATGGAACAGGTGACAATGTTCACGCAGCTTGGCAAAGTTCCGCACGATGATGCACCGGATAGTCTGGCACAGCTTGCCGATGAATTGTATAACGGAATCAGTAAAATTGAGCCTGTCAAGAGGCCTTTTTGATTAAAAACACAATATATTGTGTTCGCTGGGTCTATTTATTTGATTTCACCACTTGACAAGGCTTATAATGTACGCAGGAAGATTTGCAGCTTCCTCTAAGGAATAGCCCAGCGCAGCAAGGTTTTTTCATTTTTACTTGCTTGGGCGTCAATAGGCATATTCCTCCTTTCACCGGTGGAGGTTTTCTCACTCTTTTGCCTTCACCGGGCTTTATATGTTGCGTTTCCAATTGTAAGGGGAATGCCAGACTGTCTCCCCCACGGCTGGCAAGCAACGGTTCGATTCCGTTACGCAGCACAACCATCTTCTTTGCTTGGCTTTCTATTCTCTGAATCCTCCACCGCTACTCCCGGCTCTCGATGCAATGGTTAGGCATGACATTGCAAAGAGCAGCGGTTAACCAATCAAGCCGGGCTTTTATGTTGCATTAGCTCAGTATGGCTAGAGCATCCGGCTCATAACCGGACATACATTGGTTCAAATCCATTATGCAGCACCAAAATTGCAGCTTACCCGTTTACGTCTGTCCAACAACTGAATGTAAAGGCTGCAATGGTTTTCTTCGGGCGAAGAATAGCACGGCTGGAAGTGCGAACAGTTTCCCAGTAGCTTCTGACAGGTCTGTGCTCAACAGCCTGTTTCCAGAAATCCAACGAAAGGAGCGCTCATGCTAGTTAGAATCTGTTGCCCTTGTATCAGGCAAAACCCAATCTATAAGAACGTCCGCTGCAACCGCTATCTTGGCGAAGTGGATGGACGATATCATTTCAAGTGCGACAGATGCAAGGGTGTTATTGAAGGAGACACAAGGGAAGGATGGGTAAAAATCATCCATCCACCGGAAAAGTAAATAGCTTTTGAAGCGCAGTTTTGGCGCAGTGAGATAGACCTTAATAGGTTTGTCTTGCTGCGCTTTTTTATTTTGCCAGAAAGGAGGAACGCATGGCTGAATATCAGATAGTCGTTGACGGCTTTTTGAATAATCCACTGACCGGACGTAGACCAATTGAAACACCGGAGACGGAAATCAATCGATCGAACGTGCTGAAAGTGGTTATGGGCAAGGCGGAGTCTATTCATCTGCTGAACAAGAACGAGATTCGCTTTCTGCACAACTACTACTTGGGTAGCCAGCCTGTCCTCCATCGCACGAAGGAGTACCACGCTGAAATCACAAATCGCATTGTAGAGAACCACGCAAACGAGTGCGTTGGCTTCTACACCGGCTACATGAGCGGCACTCCCTGCTCTTATGTGCGGTCTGAAACGGCAACAGGTGACGGTGAGGAAATCGCCCGCCTGTCCAACGCCTTGCAGTATGAGGGCAAGGATTCGCTTGATCGGCGGCTCTGGCAGTGGATGTTGGAGTGCGGACAGGGATACCGCATTGTTCTCCCTGACAAGGGGTACAACGGTAACTACCCGGACGAAACGCCCCTGCTGGTGGACGTTCCAGACCCAGATATGGCGTATGTGATTTACAACTCCGGCATCGGCCACAAGCCCATCGCCAACGTGCTGCACATCCCACGCAATTATCAGAACGAACTGAACGACCTGATTTGCGTGTATACGCCAAACCAGTACTTTGAAATCGACAACGGCAAGGTCACAAAAACAGAAAACCATTCTCTCGGAATGCTGCCGATGGTCGAATACAAGCTGAACCCGGAGCGGATGGGTCTGTTTGAACCGGCTATCCCTGTGTTGGATGCCATCAACGACCTTGAAAGCAACCGTTTGGACGGTGTGGCACAGTTCATCCAGTCCATCATGGTGTTTACCAACTGCCTTGTTGACGAGGATGCGTTAAACAAGGTGAAGGAATTGGGCGCAATGTGCCTGAAATCCACCGCTGGTCTGCCCTCTTCTGTTTCTCAGATTGCAAATGAGCTTGACCAGCAGCAGAGCCAGACCTTGCTTGATTCCATGTTGAACGTGTATCGCAGTCTGACTGCTATGCCTAGTGCCACTGGCAGCGAGAACTCAACGTCTGACAACGTGGGTGCGGTCATCGTCCGTAATGGTTGGAATCACACAGAAGCAAGGGCACAGCAGTACGAGAATATGTTCAAGTATGCTGAACGTCAGAGCCTGTCTGTGATGCTGAAAATCCTGCGTGACACGGCTGGTTCTAAGCTGATGGCAAGTGACATCAACATCAAACTGCCACGCCGTCAGTACGATAACCAGCAGAGCAAGGTTCAGATTTTCGCACAGATGATTCAGCAGCCGATTGACCCGCAGTTGGCGTTCACCACGCCCGGTCTGTTCCCTGACCCGCAGGCTGCTTATGAAATGAGCAAGCCCTTCCTGATTGCTTCCGGCAAGCTGGGCAAGGATGGAAAAGCACCGAAGCCACAGGAACAGCCTAAACAGGATGCTACCGACACAAATGTCAGGAACATGGAACAAGAAACAGGTGGTGTCGAAAATGAGCCTAAATAAGTATACCTACGCAGATATCAATAACGCTATAAAGCTTCTTTCTGAAATGCGCGATAACTGCATTAAGAAAGACGATGACAAGTACGATGACCCAAAGCGAGCTGAAAAGTATGACGCGCTGAACCTCGCTTTGTACGCCATCAATATTATTCCTTTATTGTGAAGTAAAGGCCGTTGCCTTTGCCATATAAACACGGCAGGGAAGCCGGGATACAAATTTCGCAGCGTTGCAGGGAAGCAACGGTAAAAAAACGCAGGAGGAAATTAACGATATGAAACTCAATGTGTTGCTTGGTGATGCCTACAAAGAGGGCATGACCGCCGATGAAATCATTTCTGCGCTTGAAAAGGTTGCAGACCCTAGCGCAGAGGTTGAGAAGCTGCGCAACGCCGTGGCAAAAGCTAACGGCGAAGCTGCCGAGTACAAGAAGCAGCTCAAGGCAAAGCGTACCGATGACGAGAACGCCGCACAGGAACAGGCTGACAAGCTGGCAGAGATGCAGAAGCAGATTGAAGCCCTGACTGCCGACAAGGAGAACCTCGTCAAGGAAAAGACCCTTGCATCTTACCGTGAGAGGTTCGTTGCACAGGGTTATGACGCTGAACTCGCCAACAAGGCTGCATCTGCACTGGCTGACGGTGACATGGACAAGGTCTTTAAGTTCCAGTCGGAGTTTATGACCGCCCATGACACCGCTTACAAGGCTTCTCTGCTGAAGGATATGCCCACGCCTCCGGGTGCGGATGGCAATGGTGACGGCGCAGATAGCGCAGGTGTTTCCTTTGCTAAACGCTTTGCGAAGGAGCGCGCAGACGCAAACAAGGCATCGAGGGACGCAATGACTGCTTTCCATTAAGGAGGAAAACATGAAGTACACCAATACTCCGGTATCGGCTCCTGAAAGCACTATTCTGGCTGCTGATACCTACGTTGCCATTCCTTTTACCGTCAAGGAGACCAATGCTGTTCCGGCTGGTTATCCTATGGCAAAGACTGGTCTGAAAGCTGCTGCCACTACTGGCACCAGTGCTGCTGATGCGGCTACCGATGCCATTGGCATTTTGCTGCATACTGTTGACCCCGCTGTCAACCCCAATGGCGCACTGCTGATTCAGGGCGTTATTGATGTGGACAAGGCAAAGCTGTCTGGCTTTACCTATTCTGCAAACGATATTGCCGCTCTGAAAAAGGCTGTTCCTGCCGTTTTCTGCCGTACCGATGTTGGCGCAAAGAGCGAGTAAGGAGGACTAAATTATGGCACTGAATCTGAATGAAATCTTCTCCCCTGCTGCGATTGCCGCCTACTGGACGAATGACCCGACCAATGCGCAGCCCTATGCTTCTGATGCTCTGTTCCCTGCCCGTAAGAAGGTCAGCATGGAACTAAAGTGGCTGCGTGGTCACAAGGGCGTTGGCGTTTCGCTGAAGCCTAGCGCGTTTGACACTAAGGCTACGTTCCGTACTCGTCAGGGCATCAAGATGACCGAGACCAATATGCCGTTCTTCCGTGAGGGCACTCACATTGACGAGGAAGACCGCCGCAAGATTATCTCTGTTCTGGCTACCAATCAGGAGTTTGCGGCAGACGTTATTAATCGTGTCTACGATGATACCGCACAGCTTATTACCGGAGCTCGCATTGTGCCTGAGCGAATGGTGTGGCAGCTTCTGGCTCCTAAGACTGGCAAGCCCGGCATCTCCATCGAATCCAACGGCGTGAGTTACGTCTACGATTACGACCCTGATGGCACTTGGCAGCAGTCCAATTACAAGGCTCTGGCTACCAAGGAGAAGTGGGATGCTCCTACCACTGCAACCCCCATCGCCACGATGACTACTGCCGCAAACACCGTGCTGGCAAACACTGGTGAGATTATCACCGATGCCTACATGAACACCGACACTTTCCACAAGATGATTGCTGCGGATGAAATCAAGAACCGTTATCTGACGGTTATGAAGACCACCACCGCTGTGCTGGTTGATTCCGAAGCACGTTCCGTTGTCGAAACTGTATCCAATATTCGTGTCCATCTGTACGACAAGATGTACAAGCCGGAAGAGACCGCTGCTGCCGAAAAGTATCTGCCTGATGGCTATGTCGTGCTGGCTCCTTCTGGCTCTCTGGGCAATATGTACTATGTTGCCACTCCTGAGGAAGCCGACCTGATGGCTGACATCTCCAATGCACAGGTTTCCGTTGTGAACACTGGCGTTGCTATTACCACCGAGCAGACCGTGCATCCTGTCAACACCAACATCTACGTCTCCGAAATCGTCCTGCCGTCCTTTGAGCGCATGGACGCTGTGTACTGCATCAAGGCTTACTAAGGCGAAAGGAGGAAAGCAGCATGGGAGACCAGTATTCCGAAGCGGCAGTCAAGCTGGGGCAGTACATTGCCCCTGCACTTGACCGTGAAATCACGGACGAGGACTACCCACTCTTCGACCTGCTGCTTGATTTCGCCAAAGACAAGATATTCGCGCAGGGCTACCCCTTCGGCAACAGACCGGACGAGTTGCCCTTGCAGTATCAGTCGTTGCAGATACGCATTGCAGCGGAACTGTACAACCACATCGGTGCAAACGGACAGACGAGCTATACAAACAACGGCATTACTCGTGTTTGGGAAAGCTCTGATGTGGCGCAGTCCCTGTTAAATGAAGTGGTTCCGAGGGTAGGTGTTATCGGCTGATGTTCAATGGAAGCCCGCTGGATAAGCGTCCGCTGTGGTACTCGAACCCTGTTGGCGAGAAAACGCCTGTCGTAGACGAATGGGGAAACGAGACTGGCGAATCCGCATACGAATCGTGGAGCGAACCCGCAAAGCTAATGCTGAATGTCAGCCCGCCTACCGGCGCTGCGGAAGCAAACCCTTTCGGCACGTTCACGGATTACAGCTACGTTGTCAGTTCGTCCAGCAAAAAGCACAACACCCCGCTTTATGAAGGCACACACGTCTGGTTTCAGACAGACGTTTCAAAGCCCTTCAATTACACTGTGGTCAAGGTCGCAGAGCATATTACGGACACGCTGTATGCGCTGAAAGAGGTGGCTGCAAGTGAAAATTAAAGTGAGGTTGAGCGATGCCGGACTTCGTGATGCGAAACGTCAGATACAGGAGTACAAGACCACCCTGAACAAGAAAGCTAGAGCGTTAGCTTTTCGTCTTTCTTGGTTGGGGCTTGAAGTCGCAAAGGTGCGTTTCGCTAATGCGGAATACGCCGGTTCCAATGACGTGAAATGCCATATCAACCAAAAAGATAAGACTTGTACCATCGTTGCAGAGGGCAAATCAGTTGCTTTTATCGAGTTTGGCACTGGCGCACATCACAACGGATATGGCGGTGAGTTGCCGCCCGGTGTTGGTGCGCATGGCTCCTACGGTCAAGGCAAGGGTGCTGGCAAACGTTGGTACTACTACGGTGACCCCGGCAATGCCGGAACCTATGTGGATACCGTTCCCGGCAAAGGTCAGTTGAATTACACCAGCGGCAACGATGCGGCTATGGCTATGTGGGGAGCTGTTGAGGAAATGGCTTCTCAAGTCGAAGCAACGTGGAGGGAGGTTTGGAATAGTTGATTGATTATTTCAATTCTATCTTCACGGCTGTTGCTACGGAACTGCGAAAGCAAGTCCCCGGCATCTTTGTCACTGGTGAAATCAATGACAGCAATGTCAAGAAGTTTCCGTGTGTGCAGATAGAGGAAAACAGCAATCTGCCTGTGCACATTGATTCTGCCGGGCACAGCAAGTATGCCGCTGTTTCTCTGCGTGTGCGTGTCTACTCCAACAAGAACACCGGACGCATTGCAGAAGCACGTTCCATCGTTGGAATCGTGGATTCTGTTCTTGAACCGCTTAAATTTTATCGCAAATCGTTTGCCCCGTTGAATGGGCTGTACAACAATTCCGTCTATCGGATTGATTGCAGCTACGGGGCAACAATCGGAGAGGACGGAATGATTTACCGAAACTAAGGAGGTAAACATTCTATGAGTACTGCTATCTCCGGTCTGAATACCACCCTGTATTGTGGCGACAGCGCAACCGCTCTGACGAAGCTGTGCGACATCAAGGATGTGCCCGACCTGATCTCCGAGCCGAACCTTCTGGATGCCACTACCTTGTCTGACCCTATGCAGGTCAACATCTTTGGCATCATCCAGAGCGACACCAAGTCTTTCACCGCTAACTACAACAAGGCTGACTATACGAAGGTCAAGGCCGCTGGCTATGATGAGACTTCCGAGAGCAACACCGTGAAGTATTACGCCCTGAAGATGCAGGACGGCTCCGGCTTCACTTGGCAGGGTATGCATCAGGTTGGCTTGTCCGGCTTTGGCGTGGACGAGGTTGTGGAAATGACTATCAACTGCATCTTCACCAAGAAGCCTGAGTTCAGCGAGACCCTGACTGTCAATGGCGGCTAAACCGCAAAAATCGAATCAATCAAACCGGGCAGAACTGAACAACGGATTTAGTTCTGCTCCTATTTATAAAGGAGAGCATTTATTATGGCTGCTAAGGTTATCAACTTTCATTCCCCCGATGGTAAGAACACTTACGAGTTGACTTTCACCCGTGACAGCGTGGAAGCTACCGAACGTGCAGGCTTTCAGATTGGCCAGTACACCCAGATGACCAATCTGCTGTCCAACTCTCGTGCACTGTTCTATGGTGCTTTCATCGCGCGGAACAAGGGCATCAAGCGCAAGGTCGTGGACGAGATGTTCCAGCACATCGAGGAAAAGGAAGACCTGATGGGCGTTCTGCTTGAGATGTTCATGGACGCTTCCAAGTCTCTGCTGGCAACTGACACTGAGGACAAGACCGCAAAAAACGCAACGTGGGAGATTGTGTAACCGCACAATCTCAGGAAACAGACGGAGAGGGGGAGCTGTTCTCCTTCTCCAAGCTGTTCCACGATGTAGAAGCCTATTACATCTCCATCGGCATGACCTATGACCAGTTCTGGTACGGCGATGTCTGGCTGGCGAAGGCCTACCGTGACGCAGAGGAGCTGCGGGAACGCAGAGCCAATGCTGAAGCGTGGAGAAACGGCTTTTACATGGCATCTGCGCTTTCCTCTACGGTTGGCAATATGTTCCGAAAGAAAGGGTCTAAGCCCATCAAGTACATGGATAGACCGATTCCTCTTACCCAAAAGGAGAAAGACGAATATGAATACCAACGCGCAGTTGAGGCGCAGGAGCGAATCAAGAGAATGATGTTCTCTATGATTGAAAGTGATGGTGGTAGTGATGGCTGATGTTGATATTACGAGCTTATCCGTAGAGGTTTCTGCGGAATCGCAGGGCGCAGAGCTTAATATCGACAAGCTCGCTACTGCCATTTCTAATTTGCGGACAAAAGGCAACGTGGCAAAGGTTGTGAACAGCCTTGACAAGCTGGCTGGTTCTATTGCAACGCTGAAACAGGCATCCGCTGGAATGTCCGGGCTGGACAAAATCACCAGCTTTCTAAATGGACTTTCCAACGTAAACCCGACCGCAAGCGCAAAAAGCATCAACACGGTCGTGAATGCGATCAAGAAGATTCCAGCGGCTGTGTCTGGCTTGAACGGCGTGGACTTTTACTCCATGTCTGGCAGCATTACTCAGCTCACTAACGCTTTGGCTCCGCTGTCCATTCTGGACGCATCGAATCTTAAAGCTCTTGGCAGCGCTTTCAATGCGATCGGAAAGGTTCCTGACCTGACCGACAAGCTGAAAGCGACTGACCTTGATTCTTTTGCAAGCTCTTGTCAGAAGATTTCTGCTGCTCTTGCTCCCCTTGCATCTCAGCTTGACAAGGTAGGCAACGCCTTTGCAAAGCTGCCGCCACAGTTGAGCAAGGTTGTAACACAGGCAAACCGTGTGACTGCTGCCAACGAAAAGCAGCGCAAGAGCTATCTCAGCCTGTCCAATCAGATGAACGGCTTTATGCGGAACATGGAAAAGCTGGTCTCACTGAAAGCCATTGCTGAGTATCTTGGCAACGCGGTTGCGAGGTTTAACGATTTCTATGAAGCAACAGACCTGTTTCATAATGCTATGGGCAATTTGAGCGGTGAAGCTGATACGCTCATTAGCAAGATGCAGGGCTTTCTTGGCGTTGACCCGACCAAAGCGATGACCTACATGGCTACCATCCAGAGCTTGGGCACTTCGTTTGGTCTGGCCAGCGACAAAGCATACATTCTGTCTAAGAATCTGACCCAGCTTGCCTATGACGAAGGCTCCTATTGGAACAAGGACGTTGCAGAGACCTTTACTGCAATGTCCTCCGCAATCTCTGGTGAGATTGAGCCTATTCGCCGTTTGGGCATCGACCTGTCTCAGGCACGGTTGCAGCAGGAGCTTCTTGCCTTGGGCTTTAACAAGCAGGTTTCTAGTCTGTCTCAGGCAGATAAGGCGGTTCTGCGTTACATTGCCATTATGAAGCAGACTGCCAATGTGCAGGGCAACCTTGCACAGACCATCCAAAGCCCTGCAAACCAGATTAAGATTCTGAAAGCTCAGCTTGATATGCTAGCGAAGTCTGTTGGTTCTCTGCTCTACTCTGCCCTGAAAGCCATTCTCCCCCCGCTGATTGCCGCTGTTCAGCTCATTCGAGAATTTGTTGAGTGGGTGGCAAAGCTGATGGGCGTGAAGGTCGTGTTCACTGATTTCACTAAAAGCGCTGACAGCGTTGGTGGCATTGGTGACGCAATGGATGACACGGCAGATTCGACAAAGAAAGCCGCCAAAGCCCTCAAGGACTACACGATGGGCTTTGATGAACTGAACATCATTGACCCTACGCAGGGGAGTTCCGGCTCTGGCAGCGGTGCATCTGCTGGCAACATCTTGGGTGATGTGGACTTGTCTGGCTACGATATGTTCAAGCAGTACAATGAAGAGTTTGCAAAGCAGATTGACGCTATTAAGCAGAAAATCAAGGATATGCTACCGATTATTGGTGCTATCACCGCAGCACTTGCGTTGTGGAAAATTGTTGATTTTCTGACGGACATTGCGACAGCAATTTCCAAGATGACAGAATTGCAAAAGTTGGCTCTTTCAATTGCAACGGTTGTTGTCGAAGCATCGTTAGTATTCAGTTTTGCAAAAGGCTACGCATCTAGTGGAAATCCTCTTGAGCTTTTAGGCGAAGTGGTGTCTGCTGCGTTTGGTTCTTTTGTTCTTTGGCGCACAATGGGCGCAGATGGCATTACGCTTGGCATGGGCATCGCTTTTGTGGCAAGCCTTGCAGGGCTTACTTATGCGCTTGGCACTGGCGAAGCAAATCTTGGCGAAGCAAGCACATGGATTCAATCCGCTTTAACTACTGCTTTTGGTTCTATTGCGGGCATCACGTTGCTCACTAATCTTGGCGTAGCCACTGGTACAGCCGCAACGCTTTCTATCGGTCTTGCAGGTCTTATTACCTTTGCGGGAATCACATTCTCTCTTGGCGAAAAGCTGAAAGAATTTCCGGTTCTTGATACCATCATTGCTACTTTGATGGGAATTTTTGGCGGCGTTGCTGGTGCTGGCGTTGCATTGCTTGTTGGCGCAAGCCTTCCTGTTGCTGGAGCTGTTGCCGCTGCTGGTGTCGGTATTGGCCTTGTTCTTCACTGGGCTGGTATCAAATGGGGCACCAAAGAGAGCGGTGAAAAAACAGATGCTGCCGCAGAAGCCGACATTAAAATGCATTATGTCGAAAATGTTTTTGAGCAGCGCATTGAAGCCATCAAGCAAATTATTGTTACTAAGTGGAATGCGGCCATTGATTTTATGACTTCTCTTCCCGGAAAGGTTGGGAACATCATAAACAGCATTGGCGAGTGGTTCAGCTCTCTTCCTGAAAAAATCGGCTACGCCCTCGGCTTTGCCGTCGGCAAAATTGGGGAGTGGGTCGGGAACATGGTCGTTACTGTAACAACCGAAGTTCCCAAAATCGTTTCGTCTGTTGTTAAGTTTTTTGAAGAACTGCCGGGAAATATTTGGACTGCAATCTTAAAGACTCTTGACACTATTTCCGAATGGCGAAAGAGAATGGTGGCTTTCGTTGTTGTTGAAATTCCCAAAATCATTTCGTCTATTGTCAGTGAGTTCAAAAAACTTCCTGGCGAATTGAGAAAACTCGGCAAATTCATTTGGGACGGTCTAATCAACGGCCTAAAAGACGCATGGAGTACCGTTACAAATGGTATCAAGAGTTTCACTGATGGTTTTGTCAACGGTTTCAAGGACGCTCTCGGCATTCACTCTCCTTCTACTGTGTTTGCGGAGATTGGCGGTTACATCGACCAAGGTCTTGCAAACGGCATCAATGCTGCGTCTCCCTATGTTGAACAAGCTATGACCAATTTGGCAAACGCTGTTCAGCAGAAGGGCAACGAGATGATTGACTATGGCGCAGACGTTGCAAACGGGTTCGTTGACAACATGGTCAATGCGTTCGACGCAAAGTGGAATGAAATCGACAACGGCCTCAAGAGTGACTTTATTGGCACGATTAAGAGCATGATCGATGCGGTCAAGAAAGGCGATATCCAAACCGTCGCCGAAAACACAGCAGCCATCATCTGGAAGGCAATGGGAGAGGAAAACCGAAAACAGGTCAAGTCTTACGCTTCCGACTTGGTTTCCAATCTCACCAGTGCTCTTAAGACCGTTGGTTCCAAAGTATTTTCTTCTGCAAAACTCGTCGGGAGCAATATCTTAGCTGGGATTACTTCAAAATTTGGAGAAATTTCCACGCAGGTTGTAGGTCTCGGTAGCAAGATTGCAACGTCTTTTTCCGCTTTGATCGGGCCGATCTCGGCATCCGGCAGGGCAATCAGTATTGGCCTTTCTTCTGGCGTTTTGAGCCAGTTCCCATCTATCATCGCTGGCATTGCCGGGCTTATCGGTCAAATTGGAGCTGCTTTTATGGGCATCTTGCAGACGATCGGCAGCGTTTTGACCTCTCTTGGCATTCCAACCGGCGTCATCATGATTGCTGGCGGCGTTGCAATTGCAGCCGCCATCGCAGGAATTGTCGGAACGCTTGTTGGAAAGTACGGAACAAGCTCCAGCCCATCCGTAGACAATAACTACTCGAGCTACCCTGGCACGAGCGATTATGATTCTGCTAACGGCTCTAGCACATCTGTTGGGAGCTATTATCCAAGTTCTTCCAATAGCGGAGCAAGCTCCGCAGAGCTCCGCAGCGCAGTCCACGACGGTTGCTATAACGCATTCCTTGACATCTTCCAGCGGTACGGAGACGAGCTTACCGGAGGGAAAGAGCTCAAGATTTACCTTGACGGAAAGCAAATCACTGCGTCCGTGGAAAAGCGGCAATCGGAGCGTGGGTTTCAGATTATGGGAGACGAAGTTTACAGCTACTAAGGAGGTTTACGTTTTATGCAATCTCTCGTCACAGTAAATGGCAGAGAGCTGCCTGAGCCTTCCTCCTACGACGCTACAACAAGCACTATAGTCGATTCTGGACGAAACGTACAAGGCAAAGTCGTTGGGTCTGTGGTGCGGCACGATGTTGCGAAGATTTCCCTAAAATGGAATTATCTTACCGCAAGACAGTGGGCGGACGTCATCGGGCCGTTCACCACAAACTTTTACTGCACTGTTCGGTTTTATAACCAAGCAACTGCAAGCTACACGACAAGGCAAATGTACGTTTCCGATAGAACCGCTGGGATGTGGAGGCGTTCCCCGTCCAACGGAAACGTTATGGGATGGGTCGGAACGGCTCTTAGCCTTGTTGAAGTTTAAGAGAGGTGATTATTCATGGGCTTTCTGCCTTCCGACAAGTGGCTTGAACAATACGACAAGACACTTGTTCCGGAGATGTTTGTTGGCATCACTTACCACGTCTCTGACGATAAGGCACAAGCAGACGCTATTGCCAGCTCTTCCAACCAGGCTTTATTCAGCAACACGTTGTCTGTCACAGACCTGGATTCTGCTTCTTTGGCCAATTATGCCACCGGAGAACCTAATTTGTGGGTCCTTGACGGGAGCAAACTTTTGGTCCCAGGTTCAGAGCCCTACGAGAACGCTGGGTATTTAAGCATGGATTGTGTTTCTGACACAAACCATCCGATTATCACTTTCTCTTTCAGCAAAACACATACTGAAAGAATCCCCGGAATTATAATCGTGTGGTCGTCTGCTTTAAATGAATATGCAAAATCTTTTAAATTGACGGTCTATAACGGTAGCGAGCTTGTCGCAACAAAACAAGTTGACGACAACCAGTCTGTTGAATCCTCTGTAGATTTTGAGATTTCCAGATATGATTCAATCAGTCTGGAAATTTTAGAGTGGTGCATCCAGGGCCGCAGAGCCAGAGTGGAGCAAGTTGAATTTGGTCTGCGTGTCCAATTCAACAAAGCGGATTTGCTTTCTTATACGCACGAATCAAAACGCGACCCAATTTCTGGGCAGCTTTCCAAAGATTCCGTTTCGTTTTCTGTTGATAACTCCGAACAACGCTGGAACCCGGTAAATCCAGGTGGACTTTATCGGTATCTTTATGAACGTCAGGAGATTTCAGTTCAGTACGGCATGGACATGGGCGATACAATCGAATGGATTGATGGAGGAAAGTTCTTTCTTTCTGGATGGACAATTCCGGCAAATGGCATAACGGCGTCGTTTGACGCCAGGGACGCTCTGTCTTTCCTCCAAGATTCCATCTATACCGGGCACACGAGCGGAACGCTGTATCAGATGTGTTTTGATGCATTGGAACTTCTGGATGTTTCCGGGATATCTTACGAAATTTCGGAAGAATTGAAAAACTATTCTTACGACATTTCCTCTGATACTTCTTCCTACAAAAACGCAGACGTCCTTCAGCTTGCCGCAAACGCAGCCGGGATGGCTCTTTACCAATCCAGAGATGGGGTCATTCACATTGAACGTGTCCCTCTTGTTCCAGTCACGAGGTCTGGTATTGAGGAAATATCGCTCTTGAATAGCTTTAAATACCCAGAAATAACGTTTTCGACAAAAATAAAAAACGTATCGTGCAAGGTTGGCGGCGAATCCGTTTTTTATCCAGCCGGAGCTAGTGGGAACGGAGCGACCCAAAGCATCAATAATCCGCTTGTATCGAAATCTGTATCTTCCAGTGCAAAAAATGCATTGACCGAAACATATGCGCTTCTTTCTAACAGAAGAAAGGTAAACCTGGAATTTCGTGCAAGCCCCCATATTGATGCGTTGTCTTTTGTTAGAGTAAACCATCAGTTTGGATATGCATCGAACGTTCTCGTTACGGATGCCAAGTATACCTTTAATGGCTGTTTTAAAGGGACGATGGAAGGATATATGGTGGAAAGCGCAAGTGCCCTTAGACTTGACAAGGACTCCGTTTTTGTGGCTCCTGGAGAGACTGTTCGTTTAACCGCAACGCTTGTCCCTTCCTCAGAGGATTCCCCAGCAATCGGATGGGAAGCATCTCCTCCCGGCGTTGTTTCCATTTCCGTCGTTTCCAATAAAGGCGGCGTTTCTGCTTGCGACATTTCTTTTGTTTCCAGTGGAAATGCCGTAGTCACAGCCTTCGTATCTTCCGTATCTGCAAAGTGTAACGTTATCAGTCAGGCTCCGTCTTTGTCGGATATGCCAGAAGGATCGTCTGTCTACATTCAAGAAAGTGGTGCGGATGTAGAGTTTGTTGTTGCAAAACATGAGTATGAGCCTGGATTAAATGGTCCTGGAAGAACACTTCTTATCAGAAAAGAACCTCTTCCTGAAACAGTGTGGAACCAGACGCACATCAATACATACGACGGAAGCTCCATCGACAGGCTGTTGAAGGAAGATTACGCAAACAGATTTAGCGATACCGTCAAGTCCGCAATTGGGCTTACCTCTTTCTATTACACGGTAGGCGGTAGCACTACGGAAATCAGAACGCTTTCTCGCAGTGTTTTTCTCCCGTCTATTTATGAGATGTTTGACCCGGAAGACAAAAACGCAGATGTTTATGTAAATGGCAGTAACCCATTTTTCAAAAAAGAAGGTTCTGTACTACCAAAGCAAACCCGAAATGTTTTTGTTCAGTCTTATGATGATTCCGCCAATCGTCTTATCCGCAGATGGTCACGTTCCCCTGCATGGCGAGATTTTGATGGAAACCATATCGTGGGCCAACTCGTTGGGACTTACAGTCTTGGAACGTCTAGTGCAGGTAGGATTTTTTTCCTCACAGAGCAGTACAATGCTTGGAGCTCTAACAAGTTCAGCCCTGCTTTCACGCTTCCGTCCACGACTAAAGTCGGCAACGGCAAAAAGATTTTGCTTTAAGGAGGGACTATGGCGATTTGGATTACAGACAGAAGCCAAGACGATGTTGACCGCCTAAAGTTCATTTATGGTAAAGCCGTGAATGGGACCTGGACGGATGAGGAAAAAGCGGAGTGGCTTTCCGGTATGAAAGGGGCTCTTGACTACAGGGATTTTTCGAGAATAGAAACCGGCATATCCGAGCTTGCTTCACTTCTCGGTGCGGACGTAGATGTCAAGACGGACTGGAACATAAACGGGTATCTTACCACGTCAGATGCTACTAGGTGGCTGTCGAATATCGAATCTATTCGTTCTAAAAACTCAGGGGACGCCAAAACTGCGCCGACACCTACGTCTATGGATAGGCTCGGATTTGAGACAATGAACCAACTTGAAAGCATTTTGTCAGACATAGAATCAATCGCCAAAACTTACGTTACTTTTTCTGGCGAATACATGGCTGGGGAGGACCAATATGGTTTTTGAAGACCGCATATCAAAATATCCTGGCAGGTGGACGTTAGTCCATGAGGATGGGTCGTCTGAAGTTGCAACGCTCGTCCGAAACGACGAGCCCATAAAGGACGGCACACCGATCAACGCATCCACTTTAAATAAGCTGAGTACAGTTGCAGGTGCCATCAACGCAAAAGAGGAAGCCGTTTCTGCGGCAAATTCCGCTGCGGAAGAACGTGCAAAAGCAGAACAGGCTGCAAAAAATGCCGCAAAAGATGTTTCTGCAATTGTAAAAGCAGACTCTGAAAATGCAGCTTTGTCTGCTGCTGCTGCCAAGACAAGCGAAACCAATTCAAAGCGTTCGGAATCTCAGTCTGCTATTTATTTGCAGGGCACAAAAGAATACTTTGAGCAGGTCCGCACCATCACCATCGGTGCACAGGGGTGGTACGCCACGCCGGAAGCTCTGAAAGCCGCTGTTCCTATAGGCGAAAATGGCTGGTGGGCAGTCGTTGGTACTACGGACACCATTTGGACGTGGGACGGTGACACCGGCGCGTGGGTCGATACCCGCAAAGAGGTGGATCTGTCAGACTACCTGACGCAAAACCAGATCAGGCAGCTGCTTGAGCAGTACATGCCCCTTCGCCCCGCCACTGCTACCTTGCTGGGCGGCGTGAAGGTGGGCGACTATCTGGACATCGCTGCGGACGGCACCCTCAGCGCCAAAACGCTCAATGACAAGATCGCTGCCGCCGTGGCGGTAAAGTCGGAGCCCCGGCTGGTGTGGAACCACTACGAAGAAACCGGAAAAAGGTGGAAGACCTACGATATCAAAATGCCAGACGGCCTGGACTACGTGCACGTCAAGACGAAATATAACAGCCCTACCGGCGGGTACGGCGAGGAAGTAGACATTGCAAAAGGCGGCACCGCCAATCATAGCTACGGAAATGGCACTGGAATTTTCGCATCCAACACGACTTTCCAGACAAACGGGACCCTGCACTTTGCAACAGAAACGTCGACCGGCGGCTACACCGTAGAGATCTGGCTCACCGGCTACCACTACCCCACCCTCGCGGACCTGCTGACGCAGGTGACCGCCGTGGAGAGCAGTGTCACCGATCTTCAGGTGGCCCTGTGCGAGCTGTACGAAGAAAAGGAGGAAAATTGATGGCGAAAATTTATGCAGCCCTGATCCGCAAGGGTATCAAGACGCTGGACGAGGTGCCCGCCCGTCTGCGCAGCACCGTGAAAGCTCTGCTGGCGGAGGTGGAAGCCGATGCTTGAAGCCTGGTCCCGCACGCGGGACGGCACCCGGAAGCTGAGCGCAAACTTCACCGTGGCCGAGTTTGCCTGCAAAGATGGCTCGGACCCTGTGTTCGTGGACAGCAGCCTTGCCGCCCTGCTGCAGAAGATCCGCGACCACTTCGGCCGCCCCGTAGTCATCACCAGCGGCTACCGCACCGCCGCTCACAACAAATCCGTGGGCGGGGCCGCCTACAGCCAGCATCTGTATGGGCGCGCTGCCGACATCCGGGTGCAGGGCATCCCGGTGGAGCAGCTGGCCGCCTATGCAGAGACCTGCCTGCCCGGCACCGGCGGCATCGGCCGGTACCCGCCCCGGGCCGGACGGGCTGTGGGCTGGGTCCATGTGGACACCCGCCCCGCCAAAAGCCGCTGGACAGGTTAAGAAGGAGGTGAACCCAATGGAAAGCATCCTGTCCGCCCTGATCGCCGGTGCCGTGACCCTGATCGGGGTGCTGATCGCCAACAGCCGCAGTCAGGCCGTGACCGACACCAAACTGGAAGAACTGACCCGCGAGGTGCGCGAGCACAACAATTTCGCCCGCCGCGTGCCCATTCTGGAAGAGCAGATGAAGGTGGCCAACCACCGCATTGCCGACCTTGAGAACCATGAACGAATGAAAGAGAGGAACTGATTTATGGAACTGAGCAACAAGATCTCCGCCGCTACCCTGGCCCGCACCGCTGTGCTCCTGCTGGCCCTGACCAATCAGGTGCTGAGCGCAATGGGCAAGCCCGTGCTGCCCATCGAGAGCACCACCGTGGAGCAGCTGGTCACCGCCGGCATCACCACCGTGGCCGCCCTCATCAGCTGGTGGAAGAACAACAGCTTCACCGCTGCCGCCGTGGCCGCCGACAGCTACATGGCCCGGCTGAAGCAGAAGCAGTGATCGCCGACTGCCCTATATAAGGTAGAGGGCAAGGCCCCCGGAGACGCAGGTTTCCGGGGGCCTTTTTTCGTCTGCAGCAGGGCGGCAGGAGAAATTCCAGCCGGTTCTTTGCCAGAAATTCCGTCCCTCAAAAAGTGGTTTTCCGCAACAATCCGCACACTCTGCACCAGTACCGTAACTGCATCATTTCACGCCCGCAACAGTTTCTCTTTTTTCTGCAACAAGTTCTTGTGATTTGTGCAAAATATCCAATTCATACTTTGGAATATTTTCACAAATCATGCGTTTCTACACATTTTTTCTTGACAACCTGCACCAGAAAATGGTATAAAGGAAGCAGGATAGCAAGCCTCGAAATATGTCCATCCTATGGGACAGTGGTAATGCGTAAAAGACTTGACACCATTTGAAAGGAGCCATCAATCATGACGAACAAAAAGCTGAAACTCGCTGCCATGTCCGTAGCCCTGACCGCCTGTGTCGCTGCACAGCCCATGGCCGCCCATGCTGTGGAAGGCCCCGACTCTGTCGAGGATAACGCTGCCCCGCAGGCCGAGCCTGTAGCCGAGAGCCCCACGCCCGCCCCCGTCGCTGAGGAAGGGGAAAAGCAGGAGGAAGCCGGAGAGCAGGAGGAGTTTGTTCCCCCGGAGAACGATGAGGCCAAGAAAGATGATCAGGCTCCCGCGTTCGGCCCCGGCACCAAAACCGATGATATCATCATTGACTATAAACCTGCTGAGAAGCCGGAAAAGCCCGGCAAATCCGGTGAGGACGGCGAAGCCGACGGCTCTGAGGGCTCCGGCGAGACGGACGAGACTGAGAACCCCGACGGCACCTATGTGAAGGGTGACGTGATCGACAACAGCAAGAAGGACGAAGCCACCGGCAAGGACGGCAAGATCGGCGAGGCCACCAAGGAAGAGACCCCCGACAGCTCTTCCAGCACCACCGTTGTGGACCCCGACGCCGAGGTGAAGAAGGGCGAATCCGTGGTGGGCAAGGACGAGGACGGCAACACCACCATCACCACCCCCACCGAGACCACCGGCACCCAGACCACTACCACCACCGGCACCGGCAAGGCCGATTCCTCCACCACCATCACCGACACCAAGAAGGGCGAAGAGATCGACCTGAACAAGGAGCTTGGCGAAGTGCGCCCGGACTGGAAAACCGATAAGGACGCCACGCTGGGCGATTACACCGTGGACAAGGTCGAGCCCTCCGAGGACGGCAACTCCAAGACCCTGACCCTGAAAAAGACCAGCAAGCCCGAAACGAAGGAAATGTCCGCTGAGGACATCGCCAAGCTGCTGGACGTCCCCGAGGACGGCGTGGAGAAGAAGGAAGAGTTGGACGAAGAGGGCAACCCCAAGACCACCTACACCCTGAAAAAGGAAGAGACCTCCACCGACGAGAACGGCAACACCGTCACCCGCGTCACCTACTACAAGATCACCGGCACTACGGTCGAGACCACCACTGAGACCACGCTGGTGCTCAAGGTGGAAAAGGGCACCGTGGATGTTGATGATAAGGATCTGACCACCGAGATTAAACTGCCAAGCATCACTGCCAAGAACACCGACGAGACCAAGACGGATGTCATCGAGATTTCTTCGGAGAAGCTGGGCGAAATGCTCCAGGACGAGTACTATAACAACGTTACCGGCGAGTATGTCTATACGGAAAACGTGGACGGCAAGGAATATACCTATAAAGTCAAGAAAACGGAAGACTCCAAGCCGCTCACCAACGCGCAGTTAGCCGACCGTCTGGGCGAGGGCTTCACCGGCGATGACAACGGCGTTTACTACAAGGGCGAAAAGCTGACCTTTGATCAGAAGGAAGCCGTCCGCAAGACTTTGAGTTACACCGTGGAGGTCACTGAGGTCACCAAGACCCCCGGCCAGGTCGAAGGCGGTCAGGAAAGCATCGAGAGTGCCGAGGAAGCTGCCAAGCTGGAAGCCATCAAGGCCGCTCTGACGGATGCCGCCCGGAACGCCGGCATTAATGTGGAGACCGATGATTTCAAGAATCAGCTGAATACGATTGATTCCACCGGCAAAGGCCAGCTCAATCTCAGCTATACCGATGCAGACGGCAATGTTCATACTGTCACCCTCCGCTACGACGGTGCAACGGTTTCTGCGCCTCAGCCGGGCAGCTCTGATCCGAGCAAGGACACCGAGACCCGCAAGGATGTCACGGACAACGTCATCACCGGCACCGCTTATGTGAACGGCTCGAATACATGGACCGAAAGCGGTTCCCTCAACGGCACCTACGTCAAGCCCGACAGCGGTGAACTTCCCTCTCTCGATGGTTGGACGTTCGACAGCATAGACACGGAGAAGGGCACCACGACCTACAAAAAAGAAGAAACCGTGACCTCGCCCGACGGCACCAGCACCAAGATCACCCGTACCTGCACGATCACGGAATCGTCCGCTTCCCTCAGCGATACGGAGAAGGAAGAGATCGCCTGGGCGGAGTTGCTGAAACAGCACCCCGAATATAAGAACAAAGATGAGCTGAAAGCTGCAGGTTATAACATCAATATCAGCAGCATGGACTTCTCCGGCATCAAGCGCGTAGAATGGACGATCGACGAACTTTCTGAATCCACAAAGACGGACACCAAGGATCTTAACGACAAGCTGGTGATCCCCGGCGGCAAGAACTGGTCGATCGACGAAAACGCCGGCACCATTACGGTGGACGGAAACATCTACCGCAATGTGACCAAAACCGATGACGGCTACACCTGCACGGTCGAGGACAAAAACGGCGTAAAGACCACCTACACCTTCACCAAAAAGGCCGGTGCTCCGCTGACCCCTGATGAGATCCAGACCGCACTGGCAGGCCAATACAGTGTTTCCGCTGACAGCATCCGACTGAACGCCGACGGCAAGACCGCGACCTTCACGAAGGGTGACGAAACCATCACCGTGGATTACAGCACCCTGAGCGAGACCCTCACCGTCCGGAAGGATGTACACACCTCCTCCAGTGTCACCGGCATCATCAAGGACGATAAGGATCTTGAGAAGGCATACGACGAGCTGTGGAAGCAGATCCAGGAGATCCAGAGCAAACTTCAGCCCGGCGAGGAACTCCGGATCGGTGAAACGAAGATCGATTCCACCACCAAAAAGGAAGATATCATCAAGTATTTCACCAAGGCCATCTCGCCCGATAACATGAGCAAGGATGAGCTGATCAAGGCTCTGCAGGAGCAGGAGCGGATTGCCAAGAACTCCACTTACGTTGCCAACAAGGGTTCTGATTACGAAGAGACCAAGAAGAACTACTACTCCGGTGAAAAGACGGGTGAATTCAAATACTTCAGCAAGGCACCGGATGGTTCCAAAATTGAGGTCTATTGGAAATCGACTTGGGGGTGGAACGGCTATTATTACTATACAGACGCTAACGGCCAGGAAGTTCGTGTTCATAGTAACACTGTGCACTCCGAAGAGCAGCGTGACGACATCGGCCACCTCGACCTCGCTTCCGGCTCCAAGCTGGATCTGCTGCCGGATGAGGACGGCAAGGTCAACCAGACCGACTGCGTGCTGGTGAGCAAGAATCTGAAGCTGGAGTGGAACTACGATGCCGGAAAACTGGTCAACGGTAAGGACAACCAGACGGTCGGCCTGGACAGCAAGATCAGCTGGGATGATGAAGGCGGCGAGGGCAGCGGCCATTACGAGTATGACCGCGGCAATAGGAACAACAACCCCGACAAGAGCGCCTACTACAAGCTGACCGGCACCGTTGCCTACGACCCCATCAAGGAGAACGGCAGCATCAAGCTGTATCAGGGTCAGTGGGGCGACTATTGGAACCCCGGCATCAGCGCAGAGGATGAGGCCATTAACGCTTACCTGAAGGCAACCGGCAGCAGCAAGACCTATAGGGACTTGACCACGAAAGAGCGCAATGCCATCGTCGGCACCTACGTTGTGAAGATTGGAACCACCGGCACCAACAGCACCGGTGAGAGCGGCTATCAGGTCTATCTCAAGTCCTCTGAGCTGACCGCCTACGGCTATATGTCCCGCGATGCCAACACATGCATCAACAGCACCTACAAGCGCCAGGACGGCACCTGGGGTTACGTCGGCGGCTATGACCTGATGATCTCCGAGCTGACCCAGGTGAGCGAGGGCAAGGTCATCGGCCAGACCGAATCCACCATCAAGACCATCACTGCCCCGCTGAGCATCCGCAGCTCTCAGGACTTCGCCAAGCGCCTTCTGGAACTGAACAAGCAGACCACCACCACCCATAAAACCGGTGAGGGTGCTACGGCTTACGGCGAAAATACTTCCGGCGACTTCGACGGTACCTATACGCAGAAGAAGAGCGAAACAGTTGAAGCGTCCGGCACCGGCTCCGGCCACTACACCACCTTTACCGAGGTGCTGAAGAAGATCTTCTCCGGCTCCGGCAGCAAGGAGCACGACGAGGGCAGCATCTCCTACACCCACCGCACCACGGACAAGGTGAACACCACGCCAGTGTCCAAGGAGACCGTGACCACCACCGACGCCCATGTGGGCTACAACTATACCTCCATCGAGACCCGGAAGGTGACCGTGAACGGCGAAGAGACGGTCATCGTCCCGCCGGTCACTCCGCCGGTGGATCCCGATACCCCGGACGGCCCTGTGGAGGATGAGACCCCGGACGAAGTCGTGACCCCGGAGACCCCCGAGCTGCCGCCCGTGCAGGACGCCACCCCGGACGCTCCGGTCCTGCCGTCTGACGCGGTCCTGCCCGCTGTGCAGGATGCACTGCCGCAGACCGGCGTGAACTGGATGGCCGCTCTGGGCATGGCATTCAGCGGCATGCTGCTGACCATCGCAGGCGCATTCGCCAGCCTCAAGTACAAGGAAAAGCACTGATGCTTTTCCCTTCCAACGTGATCCACGTCAAGTCGTAAACGCATAGAAAGGGCCTCCACATTCCGGGGAGGCCCTTTCGTGTTGTGTTCGGC